ACAACGGCTCGGGCTCGATTCCTCCTCCCGCCGCAGGCTCCACGACTTGGGAGTACGAGGTAGTCGCACAGGGGGCTTTCGATCCCCCCCACTCTGCTCCTAGTGCGGCAGTCAGTACCGCGTTGGGGGCCGCTACGCTAAGCGGGAGTGCCTACAACACCATCTCCTGGAGTGCGGTAGCCGGCGCCACTCTCTATCAGGTGTGGCGCACTGTGGCAGGGGGAACTCCCAGCGACATCGGTCTCATGGGAACGACTTCGAGTCTCACGATGGATGATAGCGGAGGAGCTGTTACTCTGGTAGGCGAGCTGCCCCCCTCGGACGCGAACGGTCAGACTCCCACCGATCTACACAGTTTCTACTACGGGGATACATTCTTGCTTCTGGCGGGAATGGACTTCGGCAACTTCTGGTACACCACGGACGGGGTAACCTGGACTGCGCACGACCTAACGGGTGCTTACTTTGCGCACACGGTCGGCAACTCCGTACCTTTGTACCGTGCGGCACAGTTGAGCCTGGTGCCTGGCATAGTGGAGACTCCGTTCGTTATCTGGAAAAGCATCCTGGATCCTACGAGTAATGCAGGGTGGACCGCTTTCAGCTCAGTCGACCCCAGTCATGCGGTTACTCGATTACTCGCTGCACATAACGAAGTGCTCGTCTTCACCAAGAACGCGATGTTCTTGTTGGACTCCGCCGAAATCACCCCCACGCCAGTAAACAGCGATCCCGAGAACGGGCGCGTAGCCTCGATCTTTGCGGGTGATGCGTACACTCCCTTCGGAGAAGAGTGGTACAAGATTACCGTTACTTCAGCGAGTAGTGCTACCGTGGAGCCCATTGGACTGGGCCGCTTCGTAGAGAATCGCTCTGAAATCCAGGGCACAGTGGTGGCCAGTGCAGGGCATAACTCCTGGTTCAACTACTTCGCGGTCTACAACGGTACGGACACGTACTTGATGAAGTACGGCTCCTGGCTGAATCCAGGCGAGACCAACACCAAGCGGTGGGAGTTCGCCAGTCACATGCACGGAGCGATCACCAAGTGGGAGGGACGTCGAGCGCACAGTATGTTGGTGTCAAGGATCCTCGACGTCGGTACAGTGGGGAACCCGCGCCTTCTGGTAGGCATGGACAACGGGACGTTCGAGATCATCACCTTGCCGCTCTACGTTCCCTCCCCCTTAGGCGATAGTAGTTGCCTCTTTGTGACCGAAGGATCGTTCACCCTGGGGATCGACGATGGCGGCTTTGGCGCCAATGACAAGAGCTACCACCGCGCTGCGCTCCTGGGGGCCAACCTCTCCGATGCGCATGGAGCGCGGGTGTCATACGCCCTCGACGGCGATGAGACGTTTGTCGACTTCGAGCAGGACTTCACCGTCAACGGCGGCAGCGTCACGTTCCCCGAGAGTGCACAGGGGAAGCTCATCCAGCCGAAGATCACCCTCTTCAGCGATGGCGACACCGAGACGCCACAGGTTAACTCCTTACTGCTGTTCGCACAGGTGAGGGAGTTCACGGATGCGGATGGGAACCCCGCGTTTCGACGCAGGCGCAAGCTGGTGCTCAGCACCGAAGACTGGACCGTCAACCGTCAGGGCCTCTCGGACCAGTTGTTGAATGCTCAACGACTACGGGATGGGATCCAGCAGATCGCGGCTGCGCCCTCTGCGACCATCATCCTGTCGGACGGCAAGTCGCGCGAGATCAGCGTACTAGCCTGGACCGAGGGGCTGGTGATCGGCCCCGGTGGACAGGAGCGGTACGGCATCACTCTGGAATATCTTGAGTCCGCACTGGCCTCCGGGGCAGACGCGGGAGGTCCACCCGACCCCGGCTGGGGACCGTAGGAGGCATACGTGGCTGCGACTGGCAAGCTGTTCGGCAAGCTCTTCACCGCGCTGTGGAACAAAGAGATCGACTACGACACCGACACCATCAAGGTGATGTTGACGACGTCGTCGTATACCCCGGACCAGGACGCCCATGATTACAAGGACGACGTGACGAATGAGGTCGCCGCGACGGGGGGCTACACTGCGGGCGGCAACGCACTAGGCAGCAAGACGGTGACCTACACGGGCGCCACCAACAAGCATGTCCTCGACTGTGCGGACCCGCAGTGGACGACCAGCACGATCACGGCCCGGAATGCGATCTTCTACAACGCCTCGCCAGGTGCAGATTCCACGAGGCCACTGATCGGCTACCAGGCCGAGACAGGTGATGTGAGCACCACTGGCGGCAACTTCGACATCATCATCGCGGCCGCGGGTCTGGTTGAGATCACGGTCGGCTAGGAGGACATCATGGCTACGCAGATTGGGAAGTTCGATCGAGCGGATATGGATCGCCAGCATGAAGAGCGGATGGCGCGAATCGCCTCCGCGCTGGAGCACCCTGCCCAGCTCCGCGCCATGGATCAGCTCAAGGCGCTGCTCCCGATTCCGGGCGCCTTGAAGATCATCACCAACATGCCTGACCCTGACGGCGAGGTGCTCGGTCCTCGCCATCCCGCGTTCTGGATCTGCCATGACGTAGAGACGCTCGAAGGCCCCGATCACTTGGGGAACATCACTGCGACCTCATTCCCCTATGGCGACAACAAGCGGGACTACTGCAAGGGGAACGCGCTGGCCCTGCTGGGCCGTCTCACTCAGGCGGGTCGCGCCGAGCCCTTCGTTGAGGATCGCGAGGAGCTGCCCGCTCCCAAGCCCGGGATCCTGGTGCCCAAGCCCCTGAGCCGGGAGTAGGGCGTGTCGGAGACTCCCCAGTGGTGGCTCGCCAAGTACAACCTCAACTTCTTCTTCGGCCCGCCAGGCAACCCGCAGTTCTCTTCTCCGATCGGCGGCGGTGAGCGGAATGCCTTCACCAGCGGGGAGACGGAGAGTAGCTTTCAGCACCCGGTCGCCGCGAGTGGGGAGCTGCGCAAGCTACGCATTCAGCTCGACACCGCGGTCGCCTCTGGTAAGAGCTGGACCTTTACCCTCCGCAAGAACGGGACGAACACCGCGCTGACCTGCACCGTATCGGCGGGTCAGACGCTGGCCACGGGCACAGGCGCCGTATCGGTGACGGCCGGGGATTTGCTCTCGGTAGGGATCGTGCCAGCGGGTAGTCCCTTGCCCAGCAGCCCCGGCTACGTGCAGCACGCCATTCAGTTCGTACCCACCACTGCAGATCAGATGGTCTATGGAGGGATCTTCTGCGGCGTGGCGATCCCCGGCGCGGCAGGTCGCCCCTACACGAACCCGCTCCTACACTCAAACTCAGGCAACACTTTTTCTATGGGGGATGTCACCAACAACCGCTCCGTCTCGGCGGTAGACGGGTACATTCGAGCGATCTATGTCCACACCACGGTGGCGCCGGGGGGTGGGGGCAGCACCTCGTTCCAGATGCGCATCAACGGGTCGAACGTGGGCAGCGCGGTCACATTCAGCGGCGGCACTACCGACGCCTCTTCAACAGGACTCTCTATCGCAGTAGCTAAGGGCGATGTACTGAGTCTCCAGTTTCAAGACACCAGTTCTCCTGCGCAAGGGCTCTACTCGTTCACTGTCGTCTTAGAGTCGTCCACCACCCGGCAGTACATGTGGTGCGGTGACTGCGTGAACCAGGGGACGTTTACGGAGTACCGCACGATTACTAGCAACTCTGGGGGAGCCAGTGCACGGGACACCGTCGAGGCCAATACGCAGATGCCGATGCCCGATACCCTCACGATCACAGGGCTGGCGGTAGCGTTGGCGACTGCTCCGGTGGCGGGCACGCTGGGGATGCGGACCCGAGTAAACGGGGCGAATGGGAACCTGGATGTGGGAGCGATCTCCGGCACTGCTGCTTCCGACTACGCGCACTCTGACGCTCTAAGTGCAGGAGACCTGATCAACCTCGTAGCCACCCTGCCTGGCGGGGCGACCACGTGGTCTGCTCACACCTGGGCGGTGCTGCTCGAAGCGGCTGACCCGGATGCTACGATCACCGCAGAAGTAATGACCGCAACCGCTCGAATGATCGACGCGGTTTTTATGGGCGGGATCGTCCCCTTCCTGACTGACTTAGAGGGCGACTACGTGCTCGTCGACGAGCTAGAGGGAGACTGGGCCTAATGACCCTCACGGCGCCCACCTCTCTCGACTCCGGCGGACTCAGCGCCAACGCTTCGTCCTACGTTACCAACTCGATCTCGCCCGCCGCGAATCGGCTCTGCCTGATCGCGGTTTCCTCTCAGGGGAATGGCGTACTGGGGGCGATCCCTACGGTAACTGGTGCGGGGTTGACCTGGGTGCAAGTTCATACCTTTCCCTCTACCGACAATCTGCGGCGGGTAACGGTATTGAGAGCGATGGGGAGCAGCCCCAGCTCCGGCGCATTGACGATTGACTTTGGCGGGGCGCTCCAACTCCGAGCCTGTTATTCGGTGGCACAGTGGGGCAGCGATGTCGATACTAGCGGCACCAACGGCTCCGGGGCCATCGTGCAGTCCACTGATAACCTTACGACTAGCACACCTGTAACCTTCACGGTGACGCTGGCGGCCTTCGGCAATGCTGGTAACGGCTGTTACGGCGTCATGTGCCTGAACAGTCAAGGGCAGACCATCACTGCTGGCACGAACTTCACCAAGATTGATGATAACTCGGCCGGCGCCGAAGCCCTCCAGATGTGCACCGAGTATTACGGGGCGAATGATACGACCGTCGATTGGTCCACTGGCGGCGGCGCTTCCACGGCTTTTGGCATCGCCATCGAGATCAAGGCTGCGGCAACGGGAGCGGCAATCACTGCGGCGGTGATGACGGCTTCGGCGCTCATGCCGAACGCGGCCTTCAATACAGGGAGTGCGATCACTGCGGCGGTGATGGCTGCCTCCGCTCGAATGATCGACGCCTCTTTCTTCGGAGAGGTCATCCCGGTAATATCCTACCTGAAGGGCGACTACGTGCTCGTCGATACTCTCAAGGGGGATGTGAGGTGACCAGGACCGCCCAGAATGTCGAGATGCACACCGGGGACGACCGCGACCTGAGCGTGACGGTCTACACCACGCACACCGGGACCACGCCTAAGGATCTCACCGGCGCCACCGCCACCTACTCCGTGCGGGACAAACCAGGAGGGACGCTGCTGTTCACCCCTAAGACGGTGGGAGCGGGTATTTCGAATACGAACTTCGCGACCGGGATCGTGTACATCTCGATTGATAGTGCGGACACCATCGACTCAAAGGTCTCTGGCGGCTACCGCCAGGACTTCTACCACGAGCTAGAGGTCGTCTTGAGTGGAGAAGTGGCGACTGCGATGAAGGGGCGCTTCCGACTGAACAAGAGCGTGTCTGGTGCAGGAGCGGCGTGACGCTGCTCATGCCCCTATTTCAAGCGGTACAGCCGACCGCAGGCGACGTCTGCTTCTCGAATCAGGCGCTCGCGGTGGTGACCGCGCTACTCATGGCCGTAACGGGTAGCCTCGGCATTATGTTCAAAGCCTATCAAAGTGCGGTAGAAGCTCGCCTGGCTGATATGCTAGGCCAATGTGCAAGCAAGGACAGGGAAATCGAATACTGGAGATCGTCAAGTGAGCGGAACCTTCAGTCTACTGAGGCGGCGGCGGGCGCCCTCCGACTGGAGCGGAGTCATCGAGGATAATCCTATGCGCAAGCTACAGGAGCTGATGTTCAGTTGGCTGGATAGGATCCCTACTCCAGAGCCCCGCTGGACGCCGGACGCTCGTGCGCTCCGGGCCGAGCGTCGTCGGCAGAGGGTCGAGCGACAACTCGCCGAGCTGGACGTTTACGTAGATGCAATCTCACCCTACGAGCAGGATGACGATGAACGATCTGCTGATCGCGCTGTTTAGAATCTCCTGGGGGACGGTCTCGCTCATGGAGCTACTGTGGACGCTGGGCGCCCTGGCGGGAGGTGTCGCCTGCTTCTTCTCCATTCGACGCAGCCAGCAGAAGAGCCGCTTCATCCACCAGGGGATCGACGACTACACCCGCCTGCTGGCCAACCGCTCGATCCTGATTCGCAATGGGATGCTGGGCGTCGTCCTGGAAGTCATCTTCTTCGCCGGTGCGTGGGGGATGTTAGAGCCCCCCGCCCCGAATCTTCCCCCGACCGTGGCGGTTCTGGGGTTCGTCTTCTGGCTCTTAGAACTGGCGGTGATCTTCGCGGTGGTTTACGAGGAGTTCGCGGGCATCCTTATCCGCCGCCACCTGGACTGGCTGAATGCTCAGCAACGGATCTACAGTGGGTAAGAGAGTGGAGGTGCTGAGATGGACGACGTGTTGAGGATTATCGTGGCGCTTACCCCCCTCATGATTGTCATGCTGGCCGGCTTTGTCGCGCTCTACACCAAGCTCGACAGTCTCCACCGCCAGACCAACTCCATGAAGGATGAGCTGATCATCAGCACCCGCAATCTGGCGCATGCACAGGGGGTTTCGGAAGAGCACGAACGATCCTTAACCGCGGCGGCGCTCCATACTGAAGCGGTAGCGGAGGGAGCCGCCCGAGAGCGGGCCCGAACGTCCGACTCCTCGCCTCTATCCCCCCACTAAGGATGACCGGATGCTGCGAGCAGTAACCCTGATCTGGCTGACCTTACTTACCCTGGGGGTACTGGGCCTGGCGGGCTGGAGCCTACGCCCTGTGCCTCCTCCTCCAGAAGTGCGCGTAGTGGTGGGAGGCGACGACGTAGCGGTAGACCCCGCCAGCTTACACTGCTACCGACTGGGGTATCTCGCCTCGACTGATCGCTACCCGGCCGCAGTCGTAACTCTCGACGGCGTGACTTGCCCTTACGGCAGGGGGGAGTGAGCCCTGAGCGGCTCCGTACTTATGTGGCAGCCGGGATCGCCGTCATCGCGGTGTGCGCGGTCGGTTATATTGCTATCGTACAGCGAGACCCCACTGCTATCGGGGCGCTGATCGGGCTACTCAGCACCGCAGGGAGCTGGTTCTTCCGTGGTGCAGTACAGACTCCGCCAGCCGATCAGACCGCAGTGAATAGGAGAAAGTGACCTGTGACACTTACCCTTTCGATCTTCTTTCTCATCGCGGCAGTGATCGTCTTCGCCATCGCGACGTGGTGGAGCCCACCGAGGGGCAACCTTATTTCATTGGGACTGCTGCTCCTGAGTCTGTCGTTCCTCTTCTCCGAGATCAAGATCGCTCAGTGATTCGGCCAATGCCGGACGTGATGGCCGCACTGTTCGTACAGGCCGAGGTCACCGAGGAGGAGGTCGCACAGCTCTTTGAGGTGCGGCGACGCTACCTCCTGTGCAATCCCGAAATCACTACTGAGCAGCGGCAGCTCAACTTCGAGAAGTGGCGCGTGGACACAGGAAGGTTGGTGCCAGGAACATGACGAATATCGAGCAGTACATCGAGAAGCACCCTGAAGTCGGACCCCTGTGGGGAGAACCGCCGGATCCGGTGAAGGCGGGGTCACTCGCGCGCCTGGCCTGGACCGCGACCCACCTCATGGTGGAGATTCGTGGCGAAGCGGGCGCTATTCCCATCTACGTGCCCGTGGAGGACAATGGAGAGGAGCCTCCACCTGCGGAGCCTGCCTTAGTCACCGCCTTCGACATCGGGCCCCAGCGGCTGACGGTGGCGTCGGCGCAGGGGCTACGGGCACAGGGGTTCACCAAGGCGATCATCGGCATGTGGTACGCGAACCTCGCGCTCACCCGCTCGAACATCGAGATCGCACAGGGGGAGGGGTTCGACGTCGAGACCTACGCCTACCTGCACTTAGGGGGCGACGTGCCGGGCCGCATGCGGCAGTCCATCGACGTGGGCCTGCCCTACGGAATCGCTCGCTGCTACCAGGATTGGGAGGATGACGGCAACGGGGAGTCGGGGATCCCTAACCGCGCCATCTACCCGCCCAGTCGGGTAGAGCAGCTTATCTTCGCCTGCGATGACGCCTGTCAGGGCTATCCCAGTGGCAAGTATTCTGGGCTGTGGTGGTGGGATCCCGCGACGGGGAAGAGTCAGGTCTGGGCCGACGATATCTGGTGGAGTGCAGACTACGATGGGAATCCCGACATCGAGACGTTCATCTCATTTGGTGGGATTACGCGGCTGCAGGCCAAGCAGTACCGCGGGACTACGAACATCGCGGGGATTGGGGTCGACGTCTCGACGTTCCGCAACCCGGTCGGTTCCTGAGGCCAGCTCCTGCGGGAAGGGCACCGCCTGCAGGGCCAGGCTCGCGTAATAGTTCGCAGCCGGCGTGCCGCGCATCGCCTCCAGATCCGAGTAGCCGATCCAGTGGTAGATGTGCGACACCCTCGCTCGGTCGTTCCACGTCTCCTCTCCCGTATTCGCGTACAGTCCGAAGTGGAGATCGGAGACGAACGCGGGAGGGGGGTTCCCGCCTAGCTCCAGAGGTAGATCCCACGCATCAAATGGGTAGCGGCCAGCGTAGGGTCCGTCGTTGAAGTAGAACCAGTACGACATCCTAGTCACCTAGCTCCACCAGACTGCGGTACTGCTGCCAACCGTAGAAGTTGCCGCTACTTTCTAGAGGATCCTTCAAGGGGCGGGCGGCGTGCTCGAATGGTGACCAGTGGCCGTCCTGCTTCAGCCGATCGCACAGGGCTACGTCCGCCGACAGGTCCCGCTTTCCGTCGTGGGTGAGGTAGCTGACCCGCGCACAGCGGCCAATGGACACTTTGACGAGATCCTGAGTGGGTAGGTTGAACGACCTCCACTCCCGCAGGTCCTCCTCTCGGATAAGCGGGAGGTGCCACCCGAATGGTCCGATTTCTTCGGGCACGCCCGCTTCCATAGCCGCACGCATCATGAGGGCCAGCTTCTGCAGCTCTGGCTGGGCGTCGGGCGCACAGCGGAGACGGAAGAAGTTCTCCCACTCAGTAGCCGAGATGATCGTCGTGATCCACATCCAGGGCTCTAGCATGCGGTTCACGACCTGCTTGTGAACGCCTATCTCCATGAGCCGTCTCGCAGCATGAAGGGCGACGTTACGAGCCTCTAGCCAAGCCTGCCCCGCCTGGGCCTGCTCGTCCCAGCTCAGCTCCTCTTTCGCTTGCATGCCCGCCTGGTTCTTCCCCCACCACACAGGGAGCACGGGGTCTACCTCGACCTGCTCAATCATTCGGGCAACCGGAATCGCGCGGCTCGACGCGCTGTTGCGGCTGAGCATGCGGTGCGTCAGCAGCTCGCTGTGCACGAAGCGCGGGTAGGTGCACTCGAACGTGGTGAGCCTCTTGCCATTGGGCGCCACGCTATCAGCGAGGACCTTGACTGAGTAGCTCACGCTTTCTCCTCCCCCTCTGCGCGCTGCACATGGCGGTCGTGCCACACGCTGCTCCAGCCGGTGGGCCGCGCCCGCAGCGAGTGGGCTTCCTCGGGCGCGGGCGCGGCCGGCGGTGTCAGACTGGGCAGGATGTCTGCATCGCGCTCACCCGCCAAAATATGCCGAGCCTCATAGCGATGATGACACCAGCCGTCATGCCGACAGGTATTCAACTCGTGCAGTGCGGCCCGCACCCGAGCCCGCCAGATCGTACCGAGCACGGCCCGGCCCTCGGCGGCGGCAAGCTGCTCGGTCAGGGCGTCGATGTGATCGAGCAGGAGTGCAATGTCCTCATTGGTAAAGATGCTTACGGAGAGATCCTCATGGAAGCCCTGGAGATCCTCCGCGCTCAGCAGCCGCTCGTCACGCCCCTCGCGGGGCTCGTTGGTCTCGGTCATTTACCTGTCCCACCACTTTGCTGCGAAGAAGAAAACCATCACGATGCTCACGTCACGTTCTCTCTTCTCTATCGGGCAACCACTGCTCCCATCTGATTCTGGTAGCGGCCCCGCTCTCCGTAAGGGTGCTCAGAGGGGCGGTCGGTCTGGAAGAAAATGAGCTGTGCAATGATCTGGCCAGGGTCTATCCAGAGGGGGAACCACCGCTGGTTGTACAGCTCGAACGTAAGCTGACCACAGAAGCCAGGATCCACCCAGCCCGCATTCTCGATCATCAGCCCCTTACGCCCGTTGGTGCTGGTGCCGCTGCACAGGGCGCCGATGTCCGCAGGCAGGTTCAGGATCTCCCAGCTATGGCCCAGCATAAATTCTTTGGGCCACATCCAGAATCCATGACCGCTGTAATTAGCTGACGTGCGCCACTTGCGGCCGAATGGCCACCACGTCCGCTGGAACTCGAAGCCCAGTTGCAGGTCTAGGCTCGCGGGCTGCACATTGCTCCACTGTGCCCGCTCTACCAGAGGGGCGGGTTTGCCTTCGGAGGGCCACCTCCAGGTGCGCTGACGAATGCTCTCGTCGGAGAGAATCAAGCTACCTCCTCAGGAGAACCCCTGTGCGTGCAAGCCGGGAACTCACACGCACAGGGGGGTCCGCTATCAAGGCGCAGACGAGCCTCTTAGCTGGCGATGGGGGACTGCTCTTGGCGCCGAAGCTCTGCCTTGGCCTCTTCCTGCTCCACTTTGGGCAGGATCTTGAACATACCTGTACCGCAGGTAGCGCACCGTCCCCGTCGAGCGGCGCTAATCTGCCGAGGGTTGGCCCAGGTCAGCGAGGTGTCTCGCATCTCTTGCGGCTTGCGGCACTTCACGCAGTAGCCCTGGTTGGCTTCCATTCGATACTCCTCTTCGTTATTGCATCCACCAGGAGACCTCTCGGTAATGGACTCCCCATTGGGTCGCATCTTCACAGGACTCCATCCAGAGGTCTACCTGCGGCCCCCTTACGCCCACTCCTTTATCCTCTGCGGTGTAGAGGGTGGGCAGTCCCTCGATGCTGATCGTGGCGCCCAGTGGGATCCAGTCGGGATCTACCGCTACTACGCCAGGCCGCACCGGGGTTCCGGTATAAGTGGTGCCCGACAAACAATAGGCGGTGATCTTGGCGTCAATCGTGCGCTGGTTCAGGGGACGGGTCTGCGCGGGTGTTCCTGAACTGGAGACCGTCACCGCCAGGATGGCGGCAAGTAGGCTCGCATCCAGGAACACCCGTAGAGCTGCCGTCATTGTGCTCCTTTCTTCTCTAAGTGCTCGCTCAACTCTTCGAGACTCTGGAAACCCGCAGTCTCTAGAGTCGTCAGGATCCCCGTTCTCAGGAGGATCCGGGTCGCTACGGAGCGCGTCTCGCCCATGTAGCGGGCCAGGAGGTCGAGCTGCGGGATGAGGTCGGGAGCCTGTACGTGCAGCTCCCGTGGACTGGTGGTTGGTCGCGACATGATCTCTCCCCTACTTCTTAGGGGATCGCCGCCGCGTCGCAGGCTTGGGGGTCTCAGTCTCACCGAACATGCCGGCAATGTCCACTTCGCCGCTGGCGTCGACGGGGACCTCTGCCACTTCGGGGGGCTCCTCGGCGGTTTGCGGTTTGCTGACCTGAAGCTGGCGCAGAAGCTGCTCCGAGTTGGCGAGGATGCGATCCAGCCGCTGCTCGTTCTGCTTGGTGATCCGCAGCACCTCGTTGAACTCTGCTCGGGTGGGGGTATCGGAGGACGTGGTGACCTCGGCAGCCTGTGCCACCTGGGCGGGAGCTAGAGTGCGTGCCGCTTCGGCCAGAGCCGCGGCCTTCTCGTCTTCTACGTTGGTGGTGGGGACGTGCTCTTCGGCTTCAGCAAAGAGGGCATCGACATCGAGTTCAAAATCGTCAGGCATCAGGACTCCTCTAGTATCTCGCGTGGTAATCCACTGCTGAATGGCACGGAGGGCCGCGTAGGTGCTACGAGCGGTGAAACCTAACCCGCCGTGATGGTTGACTCTGGTAAGGCGGAGGTGTTGGGGCGGGGTGAGCTTTCCACCTCCTGTCTTTACTTCGACTGCGATGAACAGCCCTGCCGCACAGACTTCTAAGTCTGAGCGTCCCCGCCCCGTTCTCGCATTCGCAGGGTTCGACCACGTCAACCACCCCTGTGCACGGAAGCTCTGAGCGAGATTCCGCTTCAGGTTAGTGTGTGCCGCGGTCGAACCCATGTGCGTCGCTCCCTTAGCTGGAGGGGAACATGGCGTTCACATCCGCCATGAAGTCTTCGCTGGGCCCGGTCGGAGGAGCAGGCGGAGCGTAGGTGCCGTTAGCGGCCCCGACTGCCGCAGGAGCCTGGTTCGACGCGATGACCGCGCCCCGGCGATTCTCCCACTCCCGTGCCGGCCACACCTTGTCCACACGGGACGAGATTTTGCCGTTGTAGGTACGGTCGATCACCGTGCCACCGACCGGCTTGTCGGCCAGCGCGGTGGCCAGGGTTGCGGCGAACGCCGCCCACTGCTCGTAGGTGCTCCAGGACTTACCCTTGAAGCTGTCCAGCTTGGCGCCGAGGGCCTCCATGATGGTGCCGCCGGAGAACTGTGCCTCGCCCTTGAAGGTCCAGATGTACTCGATCTTGCTGCCCTTGGCGGCGGGGTCGGGTCCGTCGGTGAAGATCAGTCCCACCCGGTAGTGCGGCTCGCCTTCGTAGTCCGCCTTGGAGGGGGTGATGCCGACCAGCTTGAACAGGTAGTTGCCTTCGGCCACCTTGACCGAGCCGCCACCAGTGTTGAAGAACGAGTCGTCGATCGTGATAGGATGCCAGGCCATTGAATCTCACTCCTCATGGGATGTGGAATTGATTAGGGTTCGAGGGAATCGAGCAGATGCTGGAACGTAAAGTCAGGGATGATTCTCCCTAGCTTGTGGGTGGGGCCCTTGGCGAAGTAGTTTGGATGCTTGCCGATCAGCAAGTTCCGCACCTCTCTCGCAGCGGGATCCATCCAGGGGCTGGCCTGCGGTGCGCCGCTCAGGACCGCCTCCAGGTCGATCGGCTTCTCCTCCTGTGCAGATTCGTCTTGGGATTCGTCCTGGCCGAGGGTGACGTACAGTCGGCCAATCACTTCCAGGGTGTCCTTCGCGTGGCGCAACGCGGAGGGCGTGAGGTCCGGTCCGATCTTCGAGACTTTCTGGAAGTTCTCGTCGACCCCTTCGCGGGTCCCCTCCTGGAACAAGAAGAGTACGTGGATGGGTAGCTCCTCGAAGTAGCGCATCCACTCCCCCGCCAGGGCGCCGACCTGTTGCCACGGCTCCCAACCACGCGGGGTCTTGGGTCCCACTTCGAGAAACTTCATGGCTTGCTGCGGCGTCAGGCGCTCGTAGCCGATGACCTTGTTTACTGCGAGCGATTGGATCCGCGTCCAGGTGTCGAACATGATCACCCGGAAGAAGGGCTTCTTCCCGCTCAACACGTCGGGGTTGGGCTGTCCGTTCGGGAGCAGCAGCCCCGCATGCAGGACCTGCAAGATCGAGCCGAGATCGTTCCAGTGGTTGATCTTGGTCGCCTTGATGTGCGGGATTCCCTTGAGTGGCTTGATGTTCTCCTGGTCGGCGCTGATGACCCAGGTTGGCAGGTTGGGTGGAATGGAGCGGGCAACGAAGGTCTTCCCTACTCCGTTCTCCCCGTAGATCCCCCATCGTCCGAACTTACCGGAGACGATGTTGTCGGGATCCATGATCTGGACTGCATTCATTACCACGGGGCTTCCTCTTCTCCGCTGCTTGAAAGCAAGCTGGATGTCAGGGGATCAAAGCGGCCCTCGCGGGTCCCGTCATCTAAGTCAAACTCTTCCTCCCGCATTAAGCTGGGCTTCCCGCTCATATACTCCAGACTGCACAGCTCGGAATACTGGCACATCCGGGTACACATGACGGGATGAAAGGCTCTCGGCCAGTGCCCGCGCTCCTGGCAGAGCCGGAGATGAGCGACCACCCCAGCGATGTCTTTGGCGGTCTCTTTGATGTAGGACTCAGGGCGGAACACTTCATACCGCTGGTAGAACTTCTCGTCGGAGACCAGCCGCACCCGCTGCGCAGCGAGGTACTCATCACGCTCAGGAGCGGAAGCCTTCGGCAGGATGTCCAACCCCTGTGCAGTTCGGTCGAAGATCACCGACGTGGTGGTGATTGCCCGCTTCGAGATGGTCCCGTCTTTCAGGACCTGCGGGATGGGAGGCGGCTGAGTGAGCAGGTAGTCAAACACGATCCCATCAATCTGGATCCCATTGGCCTTAGCTACGATGTACTGAATCGCAGTCTGCGGGTCGATGGCCCGCCAGTTCGCAGGCGGGATGTGCATCGTGCTCTTGTACTCCCACAGGACGGTGTGTCCCTTGTACTTGGCGAGCAGGTCCACCGTGGCAGAGAGGGTGACGTCGAGCGACTTGATGTACGCAGTGAGCGCCTGCTCGGCGATGATTGGCTCTGGCTTCAGGTGCGGAAATCTGGACCAGTAGGCGCTGTAGCCCATCATGATGTCCATGGTTTCCTGGTGGATAGGCTCGTAGTCTTCTTCGGGGATGTCGTGCTCGTTGGCCCAGTCCACCAACTGTGCGAGTCGATCTTCCCAGAGGCCGCCCTTCGAGGCGTGCTCCAGACAGGAATGCACCCAGATCCCTCGACGCAGCGGGCGCCGAATATTGCGGGCCTTGGGCACTAGCTTCAGGTTCGCGTGGTAGTCGTACCGCTTGGGGCAGATCGCCCCGTCGTTGAAGAGGGTGGTTCCCAGTTCGAGTGTCGTCATCTAGACTGACCTCTCACACGTGACTAGATTACTTGAACATTCCCTTGGCTCGGGCAGTGGAAGTGGCTACGTGTGCGGCGCTCTTCAGCGCCTGTGAAGAGCGGCCCGCGAGCAGCTCGAACAGATCCCACTTCCAGTTCGTCAGCCGTCCAGGATCTCCTAGCATCTTCAGGTACTCCTCCATGGAGAACATGTAGACTCCCTCAAATTAAGCTGGCGGGAGCTTAGTACCTTCTCTCGTTAGACTTGCCCCTCTTACCTGAGAGATGACCAGCTTGCTGGCTGCCGAGTCTCGATGGCGCTCGCTGCTCGGCTCGCAAAGTATCGCAAAATCGGTCCAGCCGTGTCAAGGCGGCGCAGCCAAGGGGTACGCCCTAAACAAGGCCCAGGACTGCCGCTCCGCTGGTCTGATACTTCTCCAGGCTCACACCCATACCCCATGGTCCGATCTTCTCTTCGGCGATCAGGAGTCCATCGGGGAGGTGTAGTCCCAGTGGACGTAGGGAGAGGTGAGCTTTCTCCATGTAGTGCTTGAGTATCGGAGTGAGGCTGGCTACTTGATCCTTGCGGACGGCCAGTAGAAGGGCATCATGAATCTCGTGGATGATGAAGGCTTCCTCAGGATCCAGGCGAAGATCGAGCAGAATTCCTGCGGCCTGAGTAATATCTGAGCCCAGGCCCTGGATCGGCATATTGATGCCACTACGAACCGCAGCTTCGCGAACCTGCTCGATGGGACTGAAGGCATCTGGGAGATGTCGAATACGGCCGAGTTCCGTGCGGGCCCAGCCCCGCGCCAGGATCTTCTCGGACTCAGACTGGTGCCACTTGCGGAACTCAGGGAAGAGATTATTGAACGTGCTCCAGAGGTGCTTGGCAAAGGCTTCGCTCCAGTCCAGTTGATTCGACCGCCAGGCATATTCGCGGAGACCGCGCCAGGAAATCTTGTAGAGCATCGCCAGGACGGGGACCTTGCCCATATCCTGCCGCTCTTTGGTCGTGACATCTCGCCAGTCCTTTCCCAGCCCTGCGCCCGCCATCTCACGGTAAAGATCCCGCCCTTCGAGGAAGGCGTGCAGCATCCGCGCCTTCGACCAGTCGACGTTCTCGAAACTGCGCGGTCGTCCGGCCGCCGCCCACGCGGCCAGCCGTGCCTCAAGCTGCGCCTGGTCTACCTCGACCAGCTCCCAGTTGGGATCCGTGGAACGTAGGATGCTACGGATCAGGCTGTCGCGGGGCACGGTGTGCATGAAGCTGCTGTGCCGCCCCGTCTCCACCACTGCCATGCGGATGTCGGGGTGCAGCCGTCCGTCGAACGAGCGGGCCGTCATGTCCCCCATCGGCTCGATGTAGGTTGTGCGGTTCTTCTCGTGTCCTCGATAGGTGAGCACCTGCTTGGGTGCCTCGTGGCCCAGGAGCGCGAGGCGATTGATCGTATCCTCGTCCGTACTGGGCTTACCCGCTGGAGTGAGCTTGAGGATGGGAAGCTGCAACTCGTCGTAGAGCCAGGCCGCTACCTGCTTGGTCGAGCCGGGGTTCGCTACCGGGATCACCTCCCGCGCCTCCTGGCTGCTCTGCACTGCGGTGGCCAGCCGGTCGAGGCGGACGTTCTCGTCGATCGGCATGCCGCGCCACATCATGCGCTCGATCCAGGCCGCGTTCTGCATGCACAGGTGGGTGTAGTAGTCCCACTGTTCGCGCTGCCTCAAGAGCGGCTCGTAGACTTCCCACATCAGCTTGAACGTAGCCGCGGAGTCTGTGCCGTTGTACTGCACCGTGTCAGGCCAGGGGTGCAGCTTCTTCGCGTCGATGTCCCAGTCCGGCCAGCCCAGCTTGGTGCGGCCTTGCCACTTGAGACTCTTCGGCTCGTTCTCGTCGAGTAGATGACAGGCGATCATTGAGCAGTTCGTCGTCGCGATCTGATAGCGGAACGTCCGCCACCAAGCGAGCGTGTCGTAGAGCCGCTGGTGCGCCACCTTGAGAACTTGCGGATCCTGGAAGAAGTCACGATGCTTCTGCGCCCAGGCGTACACGTTCGCGAGATGAACGAGAGCGCCGCCGTGTTCGTTTTGCCACAGTGGATGTTCAAGCGGGATTACAAAGCTGTGCCCACCGTCAACGGAGAAGCTCACGCAGTAGGGCTTCCAATCCTTGTCCCACCACTCGATGGGTGTAGCCTCGAAGTCAAACGAGAACTTGCCCGCTCGTTGGAGGAGGTCGGCGAGCTTCTCTAGCTTCTCCGGGGTGTCGATCTCCACCGCCTGCACCGGGACGTGTTGCGGCAGCGTGCCGTGCACGAGGTCAGCGAAGTGCTGGAGATCGGCGATCCACCCCGCGTGCTTACCCATGTTGCGCAGGATGGCAGCGGGGTGTAGCGCAGGGACGATCCAGCAGTTGTACCGCTCGGACCATATCTCTTTGCCCGCCAGCTCGGTGATCTTCCCCTTGCCAGTGAGCCGCTGAATCGCGGTGTTGCCCAGCGCCAGGATGAACTGGGGCTTGACCTGCGCGATCTCTTCTTCGAGATAGTCCGCGCAGCCTTTGACCGCATCGCGGGGGAGCTTGTTGCCGGGCGGCGCGCACTTCGCTACGTTGGTGATGTAGTAGGGATCGTCGAGTCCCACCTGTGCAAGTCCCTGCGTGAGCAGCTCTCCCGATGCGCCGATGAAGACGCGGCCATTCAGGTCCTCGTTGTAGCCAGGCGCCTCACCGAGGATGAGGATCTCAGGATCCGCCACGTCGAACTGGCGGAAGTCTCCCCACAGGCAGCGGGTGTAGACGGAGACTTCTCCGAGGGAACAGTTCGCACACTCAGGGTTGCGTGGCATGAGAGAGCGCCTCCTGCCTGAGCTGTTCAAGTAGCATCCGCTGGAGTCCCGCCTCGTCGAGCCCCTGCTTCAAGCCCTTGAAGATCGCCTCGTCGTTCTTGGAACCCGAAAGATACAACACCTGTGCTCGCCTCGTCTGTCCCTTGCGGAAGATGCGCCCGAGGACCTGGCGGAACGCGATCACGCTGGGCGCCAGCGAGAACAGCACCAGGAAACGTGAGGCGGTCAGGGTGATGGCCTCGCCCCCCGCCTGCTGCTGAAGCACGATCACCGCGTTCTGCTCGTCGGTGCCCTGAAACCAATCCTCTGCCCCTGTGCGGGCCGTCTTGGACGTGCTGCCGTCGATTACCCGTAGTGGCCGCTTGAGCCTGGCACAGAGCCCTGCGATGCGCTGAAGGTCATTCAGGAAGTAGGCCGAGATCACGACTTTCTCTTGAGCCCGTTCATCCAGCACCTCTCGCAACACCTGGAGCTTCGAGTCTCCCAGCTCCACCAGATGGCGGGCGCCCACCTCATCCTCTTCGGGATCCGTCATCAACCAACCGCTGGTCACCTGATGTAGCCGCATGGGCTTGAGCATAGGATTGGCGACTGAGGTCACGCCATACTCGCTGGCGTAGAGCATCTCTTTGGCCAGGTCTTTGTACGCCTTCTGCTCTTTCGTGTTCAGGGTGACGGGGATGACGGTCTCTAGCGGCTCTTCCAGATCCAGAACTTCTTCAGTGGCGACGTGGGTAAGTGGCGCCATCTCCTCGCTCACCTGAGCACAGACGTCCGCACGAAAGCCTTCGATCCATACCCCCTCCGGCCCTCCAAAGACCGCGATCTCTTTCTTGTACTGGGTGAACCGCTGCTTCCAGCGCGGGTTCTCGGGGTCGACGTAGCGATACTGGGCCCACCAGTCCAACGGGCTGTGCGCCGGGGTACCGCTCATGAGGAGCCGCAACTCGATCCGCTCGATGATCTTGGCCAGCGTCTTGCTGCGGACCGAGCCCGCACCTTTGATCTTGTGCGACTCGTCGAGCACCACGAGACCCGGCTTCCAGTTCTTCACGATGGTCTGCCGCTCTACTCCGTAGGGCCCCTTGAACTGGTCATAGGTGTAGATCGCGATCGGGATGTCAGGGTCTAGGTGGCGGTACGTTGGCGGCGCCTGCCACTTGCCTGGCTCCCACCAGTGATCTAGCTCCCGCTGCCACACGCCCCAGCCAGGTGCGTTGGTCACGACCAGGGTCCGCACAGGTTGGAGGAGGCGGATCAGCGTGATGGCGCTGAGCGTCTTCCCCACTCCAGGTGCGTGGGCCCAGTAGTAACCGCGCTTGCCCTCGCCGCGCGTCAGGCGGTGATACGCACGCCACGCGGCTTCGAGCTGGTGCGGCATCAGGGGGCTGTTCACTTTGCTAGCTTCTCTAACGCAGCGATCGCATCTAGAAAAGCGTGGACTTCACGATTCCAGCGGGCATCAGCCAGGGCATGGTGCTCGCCGCTTTCTTGTTTGGGTAGCTGGGGGTTGCCGAGCTGATCGCACCACTGCTTCAGGTCGTGGCAATACTTGGGCCAGCCATTGGGTAGGTCCATCATGGTGCCAAATAGTTGACAGAGCACTACCCAGTCATAGTCTGCATAGTAGCCCCAGAACTCCGGCTTTCCATACTGCTCTGGGCTACAGAAGACGCGGACCTCGCGGGCCAGTCCCGACCTGTGAAAGAGTCCGCCCGTGCCCCCGTCCCTAATCCAGGCGTTATGCTCCCGTTTATCCCCATGAAGGTGCCAGAGCTGCGGGATGACGTGCTCCTGCACGAAGTCTCCCGCCTTACTCAGATCGCACTCCTGATTCTCAGCGTAGAACTCGCGGCCATCTTCGCAGACTATCCCAATCGAAATCGGGTCAATAGTCTTGCCATCCTCAATGAACTCGAAGTCGATAAAGTAGCGGGGCATCAATGCCCCCCCTTAGGAGCCTTCGTCTCGAAGAAAAACTTCGCTTCACTCAGGGTACTGACCACGAGCTTCCACTCTAACTCGGTGAGGACCACAGTGCGCCGCTCAGGAGTTACCCGCACTACCACGTTCCCGCTCGCCTGCTGGGAGAAGATCATGCCACGAACCTCGACATTCACTTCGGCTTCTGTCCAACTCATGCCTGCTGCTCCTACTTCTTGTGCTTCTTGCAGCGGTAACCTCCGTCAGCGTGAACGCCCCCGAAGGTGGTGAGGGCGCGACGCTCACCATTCACGATCACCGCGACGGGGCGATTGCAGACGGTACAGTACCGCCATCCAGTGAGCTTGAGGTCGTACTCGGGATCTTCTGGAGTCGTTGGCATCGGCCGGCTCCTGCGCAAAATCTGGCCGAATTTTAGCAGGCCAGCTTCGATCATGACAAGGCGGCGAGCCTACGCTTACCCTCTTCGGCGTACTCTGGGCTTAGCTCTAGCCCGATGAAGCGTCGGCCTAGCTCTAGCGCAGCTTCGCCGGTGCGCATCAGCCCGCCAAACGGATCGAGCACGATACCGGGGAGCGTCTCGTCCGTGTCACAGGTGCAGGTCTTTACGAAGCCTCCATCGGTGCGGCTAATCTCGCGCGTCTTGCCGAGCGTAACGCCGGTGCGTCCACCAGAGATAGCGCCTGCGGTCCTGACCCGCTGGAGTACGGCTTCGCGTTCGTTGGTGGCGCCGCGAGTCGTTGCAACCTCTCTTCGATGTGGAGTACCGCATCGTGGACAGACCACTCCTGGAGTTCCCAATCTAATACATCGAAGTGGGAGTTCCCGAGGGTAACACGCGTAGTGTTTGTAGCCGGATCCCTCTGTGTTGATGCTCCATACCGTGCGCAGATTGCGTTGACCGCCACCCATCCCATCTTCTAATCCCTCCAGATAGTCGTAGTAGTAGTGCTCTTGCTTGCTTAGCATCAGCACCGGCTCGTAGTCCGACACCGGACGATCGCGGTAGGAGTTCGGCTTCACGTTGGGCTTGTGCCAGATGATTTGGGAGCGGAGCCACCAGCCATCCTCCCTTAGCGCCTGCCCCAGGAGCCATGAAACGGGGATGAGATCCTTTGCCTTGTAGCCAGGTGGCACGGGCCCATCGGTGGCGCCCGCGTAGCAGTCCCCGAGGTTGACCCACAGGGTTCCCTGAGCATGGAGTACCCGCTTCACCTCGCGAAAGAGCAGCGTCAGGTGGGAGATGTAGTCCTCAACCCGCAGCTCCCGCCCCAGCTCTCCCCGCCAGGCGCTGCACATCCAGCAGCGGGGGCTTTCCGGTTCACCCCAATCGTGAGTACAGTAGGGGTCACCCCCCCATACTTGAGGAGCAGTACCGTAATCCCGCAGACGGAAGTAGGGCGGCGAGGTCACTACCGAGTGAACCTGCCCCTCAGGTAGGGCCTTGAGTAGGGTGAGGGCATGGCCTACCCCGACGCTCCAATCCATCAGCACTCCGCCTTGCGCGCCTCGGCCGGTCGGGCGTAGACTTGGTTCCCGATTCTCGGCGCTGCGCAACTTTCCGCCAGGAGGATACCGCATACCCTAACTGCTATCCCACCCAGAGGAGTCCCTCCCCTAGCGATCCCCACTTTACGCTGGAGACTACCTGTGGCTATACGTACCTGGGTCGACGACGCCCGCTACTATCGGAGCCTCGGACTCTCGGTAATCCCCGTAACGCCTCACGATAAGCAACCCATCACCGGATTCAAGTGGAAGGAATACCAGACCCGCATCCCCACCGAAGATGAGCTAGCCGAGTGGGCCGTCAAGTACCCCGACGCGAACCTCGCCATCATCTGCGGTAAAGTCAGCCATGGCTTACACGTTTGCGACATCGACTCGATCCCCTTCTGCACCTGGATCCGCCCCCACCTTCCCTCACTGAACACCCTCGTCATCGAGACGGGTAGTGATAAGCTGCACGTCTTCCTCTTCTCGACCGACCATCCGAGCACCACCGCCTACAACGATCGCGCCGGGATGCGGGTAGCGGACATCAAAGGCGAGGGCTCCTACGTGGTGGTGCCTCCGTCCACGCACCCGAGTGGCGGCTCCTACCGCGTGCTGATGGGAGACTTCGAGCACATCCGTAGCTGTGCCAATGCCCGTCAGGTTTACGACCGCCTCTATGCTGCCTACTCGGGGACCGTGCCCACTGCGGTTCCTGCCGTCGCCCCTCCTGCCGAAGACTTCTCCGACCGCACGATCATCCCTCCCCTGGTGGGTGCCGACTACGAGAAGGCCGTCTTTCTGTTGGAGCACCTCGCCCTCACCTCCCGTGTGAAGCGGGCCATCTTCGATCCCCTGGTTGAGGCTGGGGTGGGTGAGTGGGCCCGCACCAAGTCCAACTCTGAGATCGACTTCGCGGTATGTGCACAGTTGGACGGGGCCGGGCTCACCGCAGAGCAGATCGAGGTCGTGTTCGCCACGTTTCCGATTGGCAGCCATACCTACCAGGAGCGCGGCCGTCCCAACCACGGACGAGGCTACGTGCTCCGCACCATCCACAATGTGCACGAGCGAGTGGCGGCCAAAGAGGATGCCAAGCACCAGGAAGTGGGGCGCAACTTCAAGCTACTCCGTGTACGCCGCATCGAGATGGACGACCCACAGTATGAGCTGGACCTGGAGGTGCGCGGCGAGGAGCGCACGGTTACCCTGAACGGCGACGACCTGTTCGAGATGAACATCGTCACCCGCCGCATGGGCGTGCAGTTGAACTTCGTGCCACAGTTCGGGGACGTCTTCATGGAGAAGGGTGGCGGCAAGTTCTTCGCGGAAGCCATCTTCAACCTGGCCGAGAAAGAGGAGGTACCCGAGAGCGCCACGCAGACGGGCGTTATCAAGTTCGGGATCCTCAAGGTCCTGCGCGGCAATCCCCTCCACGAGATCCCTGAGTCCCCCGCCAAGGCGCCCACCTCCTGGTACGATGACGCGAGAAACCTGCTGATCGTCAACGGCGACCTGCTGGTCAACAACATCGGGACCAAGCTCCGACCCGCTCCCGCGGCGCACCAGATTTGGCAGACGCTGCGCTCCATGGGCGGCGGCAACGTGCTCTACCAGTTCCCCGACGGTTCGTACTGGGACCTGTGGTATCTCCCCTTCGACATCCTGCTATAATACGGCGGGGATTCGCGTACTCGTCGTAGGTCTCGTCCACCCGGTAGTCTCCTGGCAAACAGAAAGCCCCGGTCCTGTGGTGCAGTCACAGAGGCCGGGGCTTTTTGGTTACCGCCTGATTGAGTTACTTCTCGCAGGTTTGGCCATGTTGGTCCGCCAGGGACCAGCGATGCGTGGTGTTGTTCTTCACCACCTTGCCTGCCCGCATGAGTTCAGTCAGGGTGCGGTTCACGGTGGACTGGAAGAGAGTAGTCCGCACTTCGAGCTGCTGGCGGGTGAAGTCCCCGAGGGCTAGCTCCTGGAGAATCAGCTTCTTGGCTTGCGGTCGAGGGGGTATGTCGCGGGCATACCCTCCCCAACTCTCACAGGGTTGGCAGTCGCCGAGCATCACCTCGATTCTTTGCAGAATCTGCAATTTCAGACCCCCTTCTATGCGGGGGTCTGCAAGAAAGCGGGAGAGCTGGTACTGTGCGTTCGACCACTCCCCCTTCTCCACGGTGACGGGCACGTAGCCCGCTGCGGCGCGAAGCTGGTCAGCCTCCAAGCCGCTCACCCCCAGCGCACGGGCCAGGGAGTCCACCGTCTCGACGCGGGGATGTGGCTTGGCGCCACTCTCTAGCTGCATGGGGTAGTGGATTTCCAGCGCGGCAGCCTTGGCCAGGTGCGGCTGGGACCAGCCGGCCGCTAGGCGGATCTGCTTGAGCAGGACCCCGAACTTGTTGCAGCTCACGGCCACGGGTACAGTCCTCCAGGTGCGTTGAGATCGACGAGATCGAACTTCTCACGATGGCGGGTGGCGCCCACGTAGGCCACACACGCCTCGCTCTTGGCCCCCTCTGGGGTTCCCGTAGCGGTGTAAGGGATCGTGCCCCAGTTGGCGAGCAGCCGCACGTGGTCGGCCTCTGCCCCCTTGGCCGCGTGCACCGTGCCGATCGCAAGCTGCGGGGTGTGGTACAGCGACTGCGGTCCATGGGTGGCGACCATCAGGCGGTAGTAGTCGCTGTGCGTCACGCGGTCCATGGTTAGCTCCAGCGATTCGCGGGTAAGCTGCTCGATCTGGCGGCGCCCGATCAGCTCGCCTCCGTGCTGGCGCTCCAGCTCCGCCTTCACCCCTCGGTAGAGGGAGCGGGATGGCACCCCCTTGGCGATGACCTGGATCGCCTCACGCGGTACCAGTTCGCCGCGTTGCACCTCGTTCAGGACACGGTACGCATCCGCGGCCCAGGTCTCCAGCGGACCCCGACCGCGCAGCTCTCGGAAGGGGGTACCCGCGCGATAGAGATCCCCTCGGATGAAGTTCAAGAGGTTACGGGTACGGGCCAGGTAGAACGCGGTGCCATCCAACCGCTTAGGTGCGCTGCTCCCGTGCCACGTGCCCATCCAGGCAGGCTCATCCCAGCCCGCACTCTCCAGCACATCGACCGCGTAGCTGGCTGCGTTGGGAGGCAGGCGGTGCGAGATGCTCAGGGTCTTCGGTCCCCCCACCGCAGTGCCCAGGTGCATGAGAAGATGCGGATCTGCCCCGGCCCAGGTGTAGAGCGCCTGGAAGGGGTCGCCAGCAAAGGCGGAGAACTCCAGCGGTCGGGCCCAGTCGACCAGGAGATGCAGCATGAGGGCGCTACAGTCCTGTGCCTCATCCACGAAGAGCACCCGCACTTCGGGCAGGGTGCGCGGCGTCTGCTCCAGGAGATCCTCGAAGTCCATCAGCGAAGTGTCCCGCTTCCACTCGACGTACTTCTGGTAGGGCTCTCGGTAGTCTCGGTACTCGGCATTGTCAGGATCAAAGTCGAGCACAGGAACCTTGGCTAGATACTCCAGCACATCGCGGCGCTTATGGCGGGCCACGGAGATGGCGGAGAGGAACTGCTCCGCGCTGTTCTCCGGGAACTCTGGCATCCCCTCTTCGCCCAGGTCGGGTAGCTTGGTGAACATGCCAGGCACCCGCTCCAGAAAGAACTCGCCGATGGACCTGCGGTCCACCATCTGCGGGTGGCCGATGGCCCGGTAGGCCAGGCTGTGAATGGTCCCCACGTAGGGCAGCTCCCGCTGGAGATCGCGAGGCAGGCGCGAGGAGAGGCCCAGGGCCGTCGCCGCGCGCACCTGTAGCTCTCGCGCCGCCGCACGGGTATAGGTCACGGCGGCCACGCGGTGGGCGCCGTAGTGCCGCACCGCAGACTCGAACATCTCGGTCAGCTTGGTCGTCTTGCCCGTGCCAGGCGGGCCGTTGATGACAATAATGCGACTCATCGTGGCCCTCTCAACTCGATGCGGTTATCGAGGTTGACGACGTAGACACTAGCACGCGGTGCCCCATATCCCCATGCGGGGGGTGAGCACTGAACGCTGAGGTTGTTTGCCTCCACGCAGCGGAAGAAGAGGCGCTCTCGAATCGCGGGCTCGAAGAGCGGGAAGCTGCACTGGTCGCCGAAGACTTTCGCGTCCTGCTTGATCCGATCCCAGCATTCACCGCAATACTGGTGAGTGTCATCCTCGATGTGCCAGTAAGCAGAGACGATGCCGCTGCGCACCCAGTCGTCCAGGCCGCAGCCGTCGCACTTCATGCGGACGCTCCTGAACTCGTCGAGATAGAGACTCATTATCCTGGTCCTTTCTGGAGTAGAGAGGGGGGCCGCACTGCGGCCCCCCGTGAGATCAGATGCCCAGCTTGGCGAGACTGGGGATAGTCACGCGGAGCTGCTTGAGCGCAGCCTGCACCGTAGGGGTGCGGGTGATGCGGTGCCGACGGCACAGCTCTTCGCACAGGTGTTCCAGTCCCTGACTACCCAGCATCCCGTAGTAGAAGCCGCCGGTCACGCGGCCATCGGAGATCCAGACACGGGGCCCCGGCTGGGCGGCCAGCCACTGCAACGCCTCGACGTCGACGTTGTTGCCGCCACCGAGACCGTGAGCGAGGGGACCCCAGCGGCCTTGCTTGCCCAGGATGCACAGGGTGCCATTGACCGCTGCACCGGCTCGCTGAATGCCGGCTACCCAGGGAGAGTCGACGGGCTGGTAGCCTGCGGCAGTAGCTACCCGCTTCCAGCTCTCGAACGCGGCTTGCCGCTCTCGTCCGAGCTGCCGCTCTTTATCGTAGTCGTAGTCGTTTTGATCGTTTTGATACTCTCGCCAGGCAGTCCACGCATCCTGCTGCTGCTTGGCCGCCGCTTGAAGCGTGGCGCCCAGTCCGGTAGTTACTTCCCAGTCCACCTCGGAGCCGTGATAGATCGCGATCGTGGCGGTGGGAAGCTGCGAGATCAGGACTTCCAGCTTGTCGGGGTCCCAGTTCATAGAGCCGGAGCCGTCGATCAGGATGGTACCGCCGGGCCGCTTAGCGGAGAAGACCGCCTTGTCCATGGCGTACCGATGGAACTGGGTGGGGATGACCCCTCGGTCGCGGGCACCGGCCGTCTTGCGGACCATGTGCGTCCTCTTCGAGGTCTTCACATGATCGTGGATCAGCATGTGCCCGACCTTGGCGTCGCCACCTACCCCGTGCGGCTTCTTCGGATCGTAGACCTGAAGCACCGACTCGCCGCCCTGGTTGAGTGCGTCGGCGATTGCGCGGTCCTCTGCTTCTTGCTCTTCCCGCTCGCGCCGCTCCTCGTCGGTCTCCTCTACCTCTTCGTACTCTGCGGCGTAGTCCTTCTCTTCTTCGCCGCCCTCCTCGTCTTCGCGGTCCCCGTCGTCTTCGAGTTCCTCTTCGCTGGCCTCAGCGCCGCTTTCCCCGTCCCCGTCATCCTCGCCATCTAGCTCTTCTTCATCCGCTTCCGGGTCTTCACCCGCATCCGACTTGCCGCCTGATTCCTCCTTCTCCTCCGCTCCGTCTTCTTCTTCAGCATCGTCTCGTGCTCCAGAGTCCTTCTCCGACTGGTCAGCATCCCCATTCCCATCTTCTCCCTCCTCCTGCGTATCACGCTCCTCGTTCTTCGAGGACGCGGTTGAGCTATCGTTGTTCGCGGACTCCTCGTCGGTTGACTCCGACGTCGCCGCCTCTTCATCCTCTTCTTGGGGCTCGGGCTTCGGCTTCTCGATCTTGCGCAGGCGGGTCTGCTTCTTCTTGGGTGCCTCGGCGGGCTCCGGCTTGGGCTTCGCCGCCTCCTGGATCTTCTGCTGCGTCTCGTGCGAGAGCTGCTGCGGAGTGACCGGCTTGGGCGGTGGTGGTGGCGGGTCGAGCAGCTTCCACAGTTGGCGAGCCAGCTCGTCACGCTCCGCCAGTCCGTCGCCCCCCTGCTTGACCGCTTGCTGGAGCTGCGGCAGGGTACCCTTGAGTGCGTCGATCAGCGAGGGCTTGTCCCGCTGCAGCTCGTTGAAGGTGTTCAGCCAGTGCTGAGTGAGTGGTCCCTCTTCCTGAGCCTGCCACACCGTCTCCAGTAAGAAGCGGAGACGGTCGCGGGCGGCGGTTGACGCGTCGAAGCGGGGCGCCTGAGCCCAGTCGTGATCCTCTAGCCGCTTGTCCTGTGGAATGCCGCGCTCTTCGAGCAGCAGGTCCAGCCGCAGCTCTTCGATAGCCTCCGCCAGGATTCCCGCGTGAGTCGTGATGTCTGGCTCGTGGCCGGCGCTGAACATGATCCTCGCCAGCTCGTGGTAGTGAGCCTGCTCCAGGCCCTGCGTCACTGCGGGTACGGCAGTGGCGATGTGCTGCCGCAGGTTGACGCTGACTTCCTGGTTAGCGGACTGGAGGATCTGCCAGTCCTTCCCGTCCAGTCCCTGAGGGAGAATGCTGTTGCCCATTAGAAGGCGCTCCGGGTGCTGCGTGGGGCACGGGTGCGGCGAGGTGCCGCGGTAGCGACTGGGCTCACGGGAATGGTGAGTGGCACCGACTCACCGAACAGGGGGCTGAGAATCTCGGAGGTGACGGCCAGTTCAGAGGCGAGCTGAGCGGCCGCTTCGGCAGTCGGATCGAGGGTGTTGAAGAGCGCACCTTCCATAGCCTCTTCTGCTTCGACCTCACTGTGCCCATTGGAGGTGACCGGGAAGGTAGTCAGCGCGGCCTGGGTGATGGTGTAGTCCTTGGCCAGCGCCTCGGACGCATCGGAGTTGCGGCCAATGGACGCCGCGGCCAGGTTGGCGGGCGAGCCGGCCAGCACCAGCCGATCGAAGGCTCGCAGCTCCCGGTAGGTGAACTGCGGTGAGCGGCCCGTGCCCGCTACTGAGGTGTAGAAGTTTCGGCAGATTTGCTGGGTAGCAGGGGAGAGGAGGTCGAGCTGACCCTGACCGGGTTCCCACACCGGGATGCGGAGAGGGAAGCGGTCGAGCACCGGGTCGCTCAGGTCTTCCAGGTTGCCGTTCATGGTGGCCCAGCACCAGAACCCGTTGGCGGGGCGGATGATCCTGCCGTCGGGCAGGTACATGATGGCCACCCGCTGGTCGTCGGCGCCGACATGAATGATGTCGGCCACATCAGGAGACGCCTTGTCGATCTCGTTGATGACCAACAGGCCACCAATGATGGCGTCGCCGCGCTCGTCGTCTTCCTCGAAGCCCTCGATTCCCATACGGATGGGCTGACCCAGCCAGGCGCGGGTAAGTGGGCCATCGAGGTGCTCGAACCTGTCCCCCTTGGGGACGAAGAACCCCGTCAAGACGGCCGCGCTCTGCTCCGAGGTGCACGTCACCTCGTAGATGGGTTGCCCTGGCAGAGCGGAAGCCCAGGCCAGGGTGGTCTTGCCCGTGCCGGGCGGGCCATAGGTGATGACGTTCATCCGATCCTGCAATCCGCGATTGTGGTCTCGGATGTAATCCACAATGCGATCCCGTTCGATCTGGACTACGGTCATGAAGAAGATCCCCTTTCGTGCAGCGACCATGCTCGGTCGGCTGCCGTCCCAATTGTCGCAAAAATTGCGCTCCCCTGTCAAGGCGGTGCGCTGTAGGTATGCCGCCCTGACAGGGGAGTAGAGGTTACGTGCTAGTTCTGACGCGCTACGCCAGCATGTTCACGTAGTCGGTTGGTGGGAAGCAGTGGCCACCACTCTTCGATCATGGCCTCGTTCTCACCGTGATCCGTTGAGGGTTGGAGAGAACCCTGCTCCGTGGGAGTATAGGTACGGACGAGCGTCGCACCCGTGCAGTCCTCCAGGTAGAAGATGATCTGCCGCTCGCGGTCATCGGGAGGTAGCTCGTCCCAGTCTCCCTGTTCGATCAACTGTGCGTTGGCGGACCCGTCCGGGGCGAGGGCCCGCTCCCCCTCCAGCACCAGGGCCATGAGCGCGGCGCCTGCGGCGACTGCGAAGCGTCGGCCCATCTCGCGGACCATGCGTAGCTCCGGCTCCGCCATCACAAACACCACAGGAGCGGTAACGATCTCTCCCTCCTGATCCATGCTCACGAAGGTGGGAAGCAGCGGTCGAGGAACGTGCTGGAGCAGAGTCTCTACTCTACTCTCGACGAGAGCGCGGTACTGTTCAAGGGTAGGTAGTGCGGTCACGTCGTTTTCTCTCCTGGCTTCGGGTCAGTAGTCTTCAGGGAATAGTAACGTGGTGACCGAACGGTCCCACTCGGTGATGATCCAGATTTTGCGGCCCCCCGGCAGGGTGTACGCGGAGAGCAGGCGATCGCCGTCGAGCAGGGCCCGCTTGTTGGTGTCCTGATCCTCCTCGTCCACGTCACCCCAGTCGCCGCGCTGGTGGCGGCCGAAGCACAGGAGTGTGTGCAAAAGCTGCTCGGGGTCCTCGATCAGGTAGTTGAAGAGCGCACTGGTGAAGACGTAGCGGGGAGATCGGAAGAGCCGCTCACCCGCTTGCAGCTTCATCGCATCGTCGTGCGCCTGCTCGTTGAGGGCTCGGCGTCGGGCCCGCTCTTCGTCCGTGACGTCGGGGTCTAATCCCCACTCCGCCAGCAACGCGGCCAGGCCCCGATTCAAGTCGTGGTTCCAGTGAACCAGGATGCCATCTTCGATCATGAGTTATCTCCCGCGGCGGCGAACATACCGCCTAGCTCGACGAGTAAGAGGGCTCCAATGAGCGGGGCCCCCGATGTACTGATGAGGAGCAGCCCCACCAGCAGGGTAATGACGAAGAGGATCAAGAGCCCCGTGAAGCGGGGATTCATGCCAGCACCGCGCCGATCAAGCGGGCCAGCGTCTCGTCCTCGTCCCAGTTGAAGTAGCGGCGAGGCTGGTGGCGGAAGCACAGGCAGCCCGTCTGTCCAGTCAAGCGGCGTCTGGCCACCGCGAAGGGCGCCAGGAAATACTCGACGTCGAACTCTTCGCGGAGCTGGTCGCTATCCCACGACTCGCCGTAGCACCGCTCGACGTCGGCGTCGGTCATGGTCGCGAAAGTGCGGACTAGAGCGCGGCGAATCTGCTCGCTGTCCGCACCAGTGGACACCAGGGTCAGGACTTCCAGGACCGCTTCGAGGGGATCGAAGGTTGCGGTTTTCTCAAGGCTAGCCATCGTAGTCTCCTGTCTTGCATGAGGATAAAGCGGAGAAGGCCGCTATTCCTGCTGAGAAACGTACTGGTGGGTGGAGAGCTTGGTGAGCAGCTCAGCCCGCTGCTTCGCCTGGTTTGCGTTGGGAAAGCCGCTCTCCTGCCGCACAGGGATCAGCGTCTTGTCGGCCAGTACCTCGAAGACTCCCCAGGTGATGGTGTAGTTCTTGCCACGCGGCTTGTGGCCTTCCCCTCCGGGGGTCATGGCAAAGAGCTTCTTCTTCACGTTGTCACCTTCGTAGCTGCGTGAGTCTTTCGTGCGGGCCAGGAGCGGAAGGGGCAGACGTAGCACTCCGCTTCATCGGTGGCAGGGTCTCCAGCGGGACCCACATACACAAAAGCATCAGGACTGCCGCCATCCGTGCTGCCACTAGGATTGAAGTAGAGGTATTGAACCTCTCCAGTGGGGCTCGTGCAGCGGTAGCCCACTGCGTAGCCGTTAGTCCAAGGACTGAACTTTGCTCCCTCCTCAGTCACGATGTCCTGGCTATCCACCTGAAGCGCACTGCGCAGGCGAGATTCCGCATCCTCTACGAGAAGCTGAGTGTTCTCCGCAGTCGTACCCGCGTCGGGGTCGGTAATCTCCTGCAACGCGGCCAACGCATCATAGGCCGCTTGCACTAGCTCCTGCCCATCCAACGGCCTACCTTCTGCATTCATCACGCCAATACCTCCTCTACTTGCTGGAGCATCCGCTGGCGGTGCTCGCTCATCGCTTCCCAGGCGATGTCCGCCATCTCCAGGGCATCTTGAAAGGTGCGGTTCGTCCACCCTTCGTACTGCTTGATCCCCTGCCAGGAAGTGGTGATGCGGTACTCCTGGAGTAGGGAATCGTAGGTAATGAACTGCTCCATCTCGGAGATGATCGAGTCGATGGGCCGCATCCACTTGAGGTAGCGGAGATATGGAGCGTTGGGCCGATGGATGGTGGTGGTCACCATGGGAGCGCGGTCGATCGTATTCATGTTCACCTCACCACCGCGAAGATTTTCTCGCCGCCTTCACGCAGCGGCTTCTCAGGGTCACCCTTGAGATAGGGACTGATCCAGATAGTCTGTGCCTTGCGTCCTCCTTTCCCGCTATAAGTGCGCCAGTGTCCCCGCACCATCCACTGACACTGCCACTCAACGTGGTGCCGCTCCTCTTCGAGGGTCTGGTGCTGGGTTGCCTTGCGGCGCAGGCGAATGACCTGCACGCGGGGTTTGGCGTCGGGGTCGCGCTGCTGCACGCGGCGCCGAGTGGCGCGGTCAGGGGTGAAGATTTCGGGCTCGATGATCTTCTGCATGGTGAAGGCCATGAAGCTGACGATCAAACCTACGGTGTAGTTGTTGTAGCTCTGATCTTCCCAGCAAATCTCGTTCCCGTCGAGATCGCGGTCCATGTTGTACTGTTCCCAGCCAGTAGGAACGTCGAGCACAGCCCGCACGTTAGACGGGAAGAGACCTCGGATCGTGCGGCGCCGATAGTCCCCCGGACTCTGGGACCACAGGGAAAAGAGGATCGCGGACCTATTTCCCTGCTCGATAAGGTTCCAGCTAAAGCCCGCCAGAGTGAGGATTACCCGCTCTTCTTTGGGTACGGTGAGACCCGCGATCTCTGGAGGATTCTGGATGTAGACGAAGCCGCTAGGGCAGGGGAACTGCTCTTTGGTGAAAGTCCAGGCGCCAGTGAAGTTGCGGGCTGGCGTATCGAGCAGCCGCTGGATCGTGGTCGAGAGGTAGAACACCTCACTCCGGGGGAGGAGGGTTTGAAGCACCTTGATCTCGGTGATGGCGAGATCGGCGGGCATGTGGCGGAGCCGCACGTCGATGTCGTATAGCTCTTCCATGCGGGTGCCATCGTGCATACAGCGGATCGCGGCTTCCCGCAGGTCCAGGGCGTCGGCGTAGCGGGGCTCGTCGAAGGTGAGTGGCTTCATGCGTCCGACTCCTGACGAGTAGCGCGGCCTTGTGCCTTGAGCGCGGCGTTGATCTGCCGCTTGGTGTAGCCCCACTCGCGGACCATCCTGCGCTGCTCAGTGGGATCGTCGCACTTGCAGGTGCCGTCGTCCCGGTAGTGAGTGGGCCACAGGATGACGAATGGACACTTGAGCAGGTCGGACTGCTTCATGATGTAAGTGCGGGTCATGTCAGCTCTCCTCTTCTTCTGGAGCCAACGCCGCTTCCAGCTCCGCGATCTTGGCCAGCCAGGCTGCGGTGAGCTGCGCATACTCCTGGTCAGAAGAGAGATCCGCGTTGTACTTCGCGTCGAAGCCGTACTTCACTGCTTCGTGGGAGCGGATGTTGAGCAGTTCGAGGCCCAGATCGTAGCCGCTCTCGTCGTTGTAGTAGCGGCGCACCTCGTCTAGCTCCGGCTCAAACACCTGGCCGAGCACACACTGGCAGGGATTGGACAGTTTCAGTTCCTCTTTGACGATGCGAGACAGCCACTTGCGGGTGTCGCCGTCGAAGTAGCGGTCCAGGGCCTCCGCACCCTGGTTGATCTCAAACTGGAGGGCGGGGGGAAAGGCTTCCATCACTTCACCTCTGTAGGCGCATCTTCCGAAGGGTGCACCTCGTACTCCGTCACCGCAGTCCAGCGCCAGCTCAGGTCGCGGCCGTAGTCCAGCGCGGCCTTCTCGGTTGCGAAGCGCAGCCCGTTGTAGACCCAATCGCGGTCTCCACTGGTCTTGACTCCGACTTTGTAACTGTGGGGGGCAGCCGGCTCCGCGGGGAGGGTGTAGTCGAAGATCGTTTCGCGGTCGGACTCGTGGTAGGTCACCGCAACGACGCGGCAGCCGTGCTTGACGGCGAACTGGATCGTCTCCTGGAGCTTCTGAGAGCTAAACACCTCCTCGTCGTTACCATCCTCGTTGATGATCTCCGCGATGTACATGATGATCTCGTCCATCACCACACCCCCCGCTCGGCAACGGTGGGGAAGTTCTTGGAGCGGGCGTCGGCCTGGTTGCGGTCACGGACGTACCCAGCTCCGCTCACCACTGCGTCGTGGGCCGTGTTGTGGGGGCCGTTAGAGACGTAGTGAATGTGCCAGTACCAGCCGCTTCCTGGGATGAAATACACCTGAACATCGGACGCTTTGAACACGTTGACCTCTCCTGTGCTTGCTCGGCTCGCTGGCCGGCAGCCCGAATTTTCGCAAAATTTGCGTTTGGGTTCAAGGCGGGCGCCTAGCCCAGGAGGGCCGCGATGCGCTCTAGACTACGCTTCAAGTCTCGGAGTTCGGAGAGCATGAAGACCAGTGCATCGAGGGGAGTGACCTCCGTAGAACGCTCCACACTGGGATAGGCTGCTACTGCGGTAGTCGAAGGCTTCTGACTCGCACGTTTCTGGAGCTTACGCGCCTGATCCCAGAGAATCTGTAGCTCCTGATCGTCCTCCGGCTCTCCCGCAAAGAGGGCGTCCACATCGAGCGGTGCGGTGGGATCGAGCACTGGCAGCGGCAGTACCCGCTCGGGCGCGGCACCTTCCTCGGGCCATACCGTCTTCCCCTGGACGACTACCCGCAGGTGCTCGGGGCGCACGCAGTTCTGGACGTGACACTGAGCGTAGATCCGCGCGTTGCGGTGGGGGAAGTAGTTCATGTGCAGCTCTAGCATCTTCGCGCGGACCGGGCGTGTCTCTTTCTGCTCACGGTAGACGGGCCGCGATCCCCCCTGAGAGGCTCCCGTCCACACCCAACAACCAAGATCCGTCTCGGTGTCCTCGTATATGTCCATGGACTTGTGGAAGCGGTGCATCCAGTAGTCAACGCCCCCTTCTATCCGCTTGCTGAGCGGAAGGTCGTCTTGCTCTACGACGCGGGCCCGCTGGATAACCGCTTCCAGTAGCTCGATCTCGTGCGGAGCAGGAGAATAGCCGTGATTCAGCGCGTGGCACAGGCTGTCCAGGGCATCGAAGTCGTGGCGGTCCAGGGTGATGTGAGGCATCGTATCCGCTCCTGTTGGATGTACTGGTAGCTTAGTAGGCTGACCCGTCTTTGTCCACACGACTGTGAACTGTCCTGCTAGTTCGCTATCCGCAACCTCCGCTGATATGTACCACTGTGGCTTACGTCCCGTGTGTTTGATCATCTGCGCGCTAATCTTACCCTCGTCGATCCAGCTCAGTACCGTTGTGGGACTGACTCGCCAGCGGCTCGCGAACATCTCAATCGTGATGAAGCTGCTATCTCTTATCACTAGCACTCCTCAGGTGAACCTGGGCCGCAAAGGCGCTCATCAGCAGCCGCTCAGGAGTGTACCATAACTCGGCCCCCGGCGTCAAGGCCCTGTTAGACCCTCCCCCTTATGCGCCAGGGAAAATCATGATGTGGAGATTATGTTTTTTTGATATGCTATGACGGCTCGTGACAGCCTATGCTTCTAATCTCAAACATAACCCCTAACAATAGCAAAATCTCCACTTCATCATTTTCTCCCCCTAGCGCATTTCGTCCCTAACAGGGCGTTAGAGATGCGGATTGCCTGTGTCAAGACTGTGCGGCTTGGCCATGTTGGACCGCAGAGAAGCCGCTCAAAGTACACCGCACCGCAGAGCTGGTTACTATCTCGCGCACGCAGGATTTAATGCGCGCGTTTGGCCATGTTGGACCGCTGATAGGGCTCAGGATGCCGCGCTCGCCGCACCGCAGCTCGCGCAGGCACGCGAGATGGGACGAGAGGGATTTATGCGTAGACGTAGACGTGAACAACGCTACGCTGCGAGACGTAGGCTACATCGCGAAATTTGCACGATTTTTGCGATTCATGCGATACTGCGCTTGCCGGCCGACGAAACGCCGAGCAAACGCGAAGGAGTCCCGAGATGCCCCGTACTCGTTCATTCCAGGTTCAGTCCAACGTAGTCCCCACGTCCACCGCGAGGCCCGTCATCTTCACGCAGTACGAGATGACGGGGCTTACCCCGTCCAAGTCGAAGGACGGGTCCAAGGAATACCTCGCCCCTACGATCACCGCGGTGGATTTTTTCGCGGATGGCACAATGGGCACGCCGCGCGAACTGTCCTACGGTGAGCGCGACGCTCTCCCGGTGGTCACCCGCACGGGTAGCCAGGATACGGACGAGGATAAGATCCTCGACAAAGCCATCCGGTACTACCGCGTGTTGAACGCCATTCTCGAAGGGTACGGCGTTGACACCGAGCGGGTGGTGACCGATGTGCCCGCGCCCACCGCGCCGGCCGTCCCGGTGCACGTTGCGAAGGCGCCCACCGCGCCCAAGGTCGCGGCGCCCAAGGTCACCGCGACTGTCCCCACCGCGCCCGCAGTCAACGGCGTCGCCGACATTCTCGCCGCGTTCTAGTCATCACATAGACGGGTGGGGGCATAGAACCCCCACCCGATCACCGTAAGGGAGAGATCAACGTGGTCAGTTTCGCTAAGGTCCAGTCCGAGCGTACCAGTGCAGTAGAGTCCGGTGAGAAGCGGCGCGCAGCCGCTCCCGCGATGACGCCCATGACCACCGTGGTGAACCACGGCGTCATCGCCGCGGATAAGGTATGGCTAAAGGATCTCGCGGCCAAGGAAGCCGCGGCGCGTGACATCGCCGAGGATGCGCCGGCCATCGCGCCCGAGGAAATTGCCGCGCACATGGACGACATTCGCACGCATAACGCGTCGCACGCCGCGGCAACCGCGCAAAATGCGCCAGTTACGCGTTCCGAGTTTGCACAGTTGGCTCTGCTGATTTCGCAGCAGAGCAAGCGCATCGAAGCGATGGAGCAAACGCTCACAAACGCGGTCAACGCCGCGCATTTGGCGCAATCCCGCGAGAATGCGACCTATGCGAGCGCCGCGGGGCAAGCGGTGAGCGGTGCACGACAGGCTACCCGCGAGGTAGCCAATAAGACGGACTCGACGAACATCTTGGACGAGCTTCAACGTCAGGCCGGACTGAAGTCCCGCGGGACGGTCAGGAACGCGTTGGACGGTACCGATAGCGCGGGCAACGCGTTCTATCCGTTGCGTAGGATTGCCCGCGACCGGGCGTTGGCACAGGAGCGGACCTACCTGGGCCGCGAGGCCATTACCACGGACGAATCGTTCCTGCGGTGGATGGCCAGTCCCTCGGAAGTAGCACAGCGGTACATGGGCAGGCCCGGTGTCGCGGCTTCCCCGTGGATGGCGCTTCGCTCGGTTCAGAACCCCGCGGAGTACCCAATCCTGTACCGCGCCCTACTCTCGGAAGTGGGCCTCGCCGCCAGCGCCATTGACCGCTACATGGTCCCGTTTGGCCAGTTCGACGGCGATCTGTAGACAGACGTGAACGCGGGGCGCGGCGTGATTGCCGCGCCCCGACATGCAAACAGGGAGAAATCAACGTGACCGCGAACGAACTGGCACAGTATGGCGACCTACGCTTGCGCGATTTAGTCGGCCGCGATCTTGACCGCGCTGACATGCGCAGCATGATGCACGATTACACCGTTCTGCTGCGCAGTGGACGCAAGATGTACACTCGCGGAATCAGCATCGCGGCTATCCGTGACCGTTACACTCGGTTTTACACTCATGACCCGGTAGTGAGCGTCACCAGGAGCTAACACGCGACAGAACGCGACAAAACGCGGGTGGCGAGAGCTGCCCGCGTTTTTTTGTGCCCAAAACGGCCAGCGCGGCGCGGTATGTCGCGTGAATGCACAGTTATGTGAGCGCGACACACGTGATCGCGCGCGTTTGTGGGCGCGGTGCGCACGAATGCGCACTAATGCGCCCGGCCTCCGCGCGCTCGCGGGCGCGCACGTGACGCGCGTGGGATATAGTCAAGCCATCGCTTAGGGAGTATGCAGGGTATGCCATTCAAGCGGGTGGACGACGCGAAACGCGCGCAAGCCATTGCCATGTACGCCGCGGGCGCAACATTGGGCGCGATCTCGCGCGAAACAGGAATAGCCGCGACTACAGTCGGGCGATGGATAGCCAGTCCGCAGGGCAGGAACGCGGTCGTGGCTACGTCAAGGCACGCGGTAGAGCTGAATCTTGGACAACGAATAGCGGAGTTGCTGAATGCCAACATCGAAGCGGTCACCGTCCTTGCCCGCCAGTTCTCAGACCCGCGCTGGGTTGCCAGTCAGTCCGCTTCCGATCTCATTGCCGTCTACAACGCGGTTGGAGACCGCACCATCCAAATCCTCGCTAGTGTTCAACCCGCAACGGATGGCGGAGGCAGCGGGGAACAGCCCGCTCCCGGTGCGGGTGAACTTGCGGGACGGGACGATAGCCGCGCATGAGCCCGCAGGAGGGGGCGGGAGCGGGGCGGGGTTGGGGCCCCCCGTTACTGTCACATCATCATCTGCCTCACGTCTTAGCAATAAAATACCCGCGTATGGGACCCCTATTGCATATAGTGACCGCCAAAAAATTTTACAAGACCTGGCGCCGCTATCTCTACGCGACTATGTACAGCAAGCGTGGCAGGTGTTGACTCCTGGTGTGCACTTTGTTCCTAGTTGGCATATCGACTGCATCTGCGCGCATCTTGAGGCGGTGTCGATGGGGCAGCTCAGGAACTTGATCATCAACGTGCCGCCCCGCCACATGAAGAGCTTTCTCGTCTCCGTCTTCTGGCCCACCTGGGAGTGGACCTTTCAGCCGCAGCTCCAGTACCTGTGCGCCAGTTACTCCGACTCCCTGGCTACTAGAGACGCGGTCCGTTCCCGGCGCCTCATGAACCACCCCTGGTACGACTCTGCCTTTTCCCCTCAGTGGTCCTTCACTTCAGACCAGAACATGAAGACCCGCTACGAGAACGATCAGGGCGGTCATCGCATCGCGACTTCCGTAGGTGGTCTCGGTACGGGAGAAGGTGGCGATCGCTTAGTCGCCGACGACCCTCATAAAGTTCGTGAGGCGGAGTCCCCCATCATGCGGGAAGCGGTGACTACGTGGTGGGACGAGACCATGTCCACCAGAGGTAACGACCCCAAGACCGTCGCCAAAGTCATCATCATGCAGCGCGTCCACGCGGAAGACCTCACCGGCCATTTACTTCAGACCGGCGACTATCACCACCTGTGCTTGCCTGCGGAGTTTGAACCGCGCATACATCTGCTTAATCCTACTTCTTCTTCCCAACTCAGCTCCTCTCCTACTCAGTTACCCGAATCTGAATCAGTTGATGTTTCAATTAGGTTAGATGACCCTCTCTGGACCCTCGAACATGAAGAAGACCTGAGCGGACCCTCGCCTGATGACTGGGGGGACCTCGACCTGGACTTAGATACCGCTCTCTCTGATCTAATCCAGAGTTCAGCGGACCAGGAGGGGGGTAAGGGACTCGCAGGGCCTCCGGTAAAAGCGGGTCCTGAGATTACCGACCGGGAGATTCAGGAACGGGCGGGTCTTGCCGTGCAGCGGCTCCGGGGGGCCCTCTTCGCGAGGCACAACTCTAACCTAATCTTAAGGCCAACGAATCCGGCAGGGGGTAAGGGGCCGAAGCGCCGGGATCCTAATCCCGCCCCTAACGCCCCGGAGCGGATCGGGCTGTTGCCCAAGATTCCGGGGATCTCGAAGTTCTTCACCACTACACCAAACGAGTCCAACGAGTCCGAGCACCCCGACGACCAAGCTGTGCAGCCCGCGTTCTCGTCCGAGCCCGAGCCTCACGACGACTGTGAGATTTACACGGACCCGCGTTCAGAACCGGGCGAGCTGCTGTGCCCGGAACGCTTCGGGCCACGGGAGCTGCGGGAACTCAAGCGGGCGCTGGCGACTAGCTTCGCGATCGCGGGGCAGCTCCAGCAGCGGCCCGTGCCGCGTGAGGGGGCCCTCTTTCGGTCCGAGTGGTTCCAGCCCCTCCCTGTGAATCTCGATCCCGGTGACCTCCAGATCATCCAGATGTGGGACCTGGCCTATTCTTCTAAGGAGAGTGCCGACTGGACGGCCGCCCTGACGGCCGGGGTGGGGCCGCAGGGAGAGCTTTACCTGCTGCACGCCTGGCGGACGCGCGTCGAAGAACTCAAGGACTGGCGGGAGGATGATCTGAGGGGGCTGGCCGGCGCCCTCGCCCACTACATCGAGCGGCTGGATCCGACGCCTCCTCTCATAGGCATCTGGTCGGGAGCCTTTGCGAAGCGGCTCGCCACTCAGGCCCTGTGCGCACGGGTCATGAAGATGCTCCACGCCCGCGGGCTCACCGTGCGGATCATCTCCGTGCCCGAAGTCACCGACAAGACCCTCCGGGCGCAGCTCCCCGCCGGACGGGCGGAGATCGGGGAAGTCTACGCGGACCTCCAGGCGTCCTGGTGGCCGGCGTTTCTGGCCGAGCTACTCGAATTTCCACGAGGGGCCCATGACGACTGGGTCGACACGCTCTCGGGAATCGCTCACCTGGCGGTGCTCCTGAAAGGTCTTGCTCACCGCGAGGAGGGCCAAAGCCTTACAATGGGGGCGTACGCCAAGCGGAACGATCCCCTTTCGATTGGAACGGGCGGCATGTCGCAGTTCAAGCGAGAGCTGGAAGCCCGCCGGCGCCCCACGCGACGGAGGAGATAGCAGTTGCCCGAGCCTGACGCCAGTCTATTCGAGTACCAGGCGCCTACCCCGGAGCACGTCGAGAAGATCACCGCAGTGCGAGAAGCCTGCAAGGCCGCGTACCTGGCCCTGATGGAGAACGTCCCCGGCTGTGCGGAGCGGACCCTCGCCATCCGGGCCCTCGAAGAGTCTTCGATGTGGGCGAACAAGGCCATCGTCTTCAACGGCCGCTCGTACATTCCGCGCTAGGAGCACCCCTGTGCAGACCGTGCAGGTCAAGGTAGAAGAGTCCGGTTCCGCTACCCGCGAGGTGATCGCCAAGCTCCGGGAACTCAAAGAGCTACAGTCCCTCGAAGTCCTCAGCCGGGAGGAGTACATGGTCTACGTGAAGGCGGCCCGCAAGAAGCTGGGCCTGGACAAGGCGGATCCCTCCAAGCTCCCCGAGTATCACATCCGCTACGCGGGACAGGATCTCGTCTTCAAGGACCAGGAAGTCGCGCAGGCGGTGCAGTGGTTCCTGCAAGAGACGGCCGACACTCGTCAGCAACCGGCGATGGACCCTCCTGAGATTTACTTGAACGGCATCGTTGAGGTGCTGGAGATGGGCAACCAGGAGCGGGTGAACCAGGCGATCACGTCCTATCACCGCTTTGCCCTGCGTGCGAACGGGCTTACCCAGCGATTCTTCAAGGAGTGCGCGCGGATTCTGGCTGAAACACCGCTTGAATCCTATTCTGATGAGGACGCCATTCGGGATAAGATCACGGGGGGTTAACATTCCCACAGTTTTTCGCACTTTATAAGAGGAGCGGGGTGTGGTTCAGTATAAGGACCCTCAGGATGTGATCGACGTCGTCCTGAGTCTCAAGGACCGCTTTGCCAAACGGGACCAGCTCTTCAGGAAGATCGACCAGCTCGTCTTCGGGAAGACCGAGATCCGCATCCCGGAAGCCTACGACTACTACGCCCTCAAGACCCACACCCCGTTGGGTATGTTTGCGGCTTCTACCATTACAAGTACCCTGTGCAGCAACGACATTAGCATTCAGTTCTCGCCGCTGCGCCAGGGAGAAGTCGGTGACGCCAACGCGACCAAGCGGGAGCAGTGGCACGAGTCGGCCTTCGAGCGGCAGGAAGAGGACGCCGGCCGGGCGATCTACTACCCCTGGACCTGGAACGTCGTCACCAAGGGGCTGGGTATCCAGAAGACCCTGAAGCGGTCGCAGACCATGTGGGCGTCCTACTACCGCTTCTCCCGCCAACTCTACAGCGACCTGCAAAAGAACCCGAAGCTCACCCCGGAGCAGCGCCGGCGCCAGTACCGCCAGCAGACCGAGGACTACAAGCTCTACCAGCCCTTCCCCATCGTGACGACGGACGTGCCGCCGGAGAGCTTCTATTACATCCGAGGCGAGCAGGGCCTCACCATGGCGGCCGAGTGCAAGTACGTTCCCTACAACCGCCTGGTGGCGGACTTCGGTGAGAAGATCCAGGGGATCAATCCCCGCGCTTTTGGCCTGCCGCTGGCCCAGGACGGGCAGATCCTCACCGTTGGCGACGACACCCTCATCCCCTGCTACGAGCTGTGGGACGACACCCACGTCAACTACGTGATCGAGAACGTCTCGGGGGACAAAGCTGAGGCATATCTACTGGAGTGTATGGAGCATGGACTCGGTGACCCGCAGACTGGCTGTCTGCGCGGGCCCTACTCCATCTCCCAGGGAGTCCCCACTTCCAGCCGCGATCCCGAACTCGAATCCGTGGGCGTGCTCTACGCCTTCCTGGAAGTGCTCCCGCTGCTCGATGCGGTGGTCACCGCCCGTGGCCAGGTCGCCTTCTATACGGGCTGGCCTCCCCTGGAGCGGGTCCCACGCGGCGGGCAGCTCGGGGGGCTCAACCCGGAGGAAATCTTCGGGTCGGTCCCCACGAACGAGGAGCAGGACGACGAGCCGATCTTCGAACCGGGCCACATCATGCCGGTCGGCGTGCGCTTCGCGAACCCGCCCCGCACGGGCGAGGACTTGATCGCGCTCCAGAACTCCCTCGAAGGATTCCTCTCCCCGCTGCTCCCGGCTAGTGCCTACGGAGGCGGACCCGCCGAGAGCGGTTACGCGCACAACCAGCGCGTACACATGAATATGCTGGTGTGGGACCCCCTCATCAAGAACATGCAGAAGGCCCTCGCGCACCGCTTTGCGATCGAGGACATGCTAGTCGAGCAAATTGGCGAGCCGGTCTACGTCGAACGGTGGAGCCAGCCCGGCTTCGATAAGTCGGACCGCACCCGCTGGCTACCTCTCGCCCCGGAGGATATTCAGGGCGCGAGTAAATACCATGTGATTATCCAGCCGACTACGCCTTCGAATGACGCGCTGCTGGTGAAGCAGCTCATGGATGAAAAGATGGCGGGCTGGGAATCCGACTACGGCGCCATCGAGCGGCTCGGGAAGTCTTACGATGAGATCATGACTCAGCTCGACGTCGAGCGGGTGATGAAGTCCGAGCCGGTACAGAAGCAGATCGACCAGGAGATCCTGCAACAGCTCAACCTGGGCCAGGACGAAATGCTCCAGGAAGCCCTCTCCCGCCTGGGCCAGCTCGGGCAAGCGGGCTATGGAGGCCAGCCGCCCCAACCGGGCGCCCCCGCCAACGGCCCGCAATCGCTGGGCCTGGCTATGAACAACCCCTCGGGCGCCGGTCAACCGGGCGTCCCCAACACTGGACGCGGCCAGGTCTTTGCCCCTGGGGTAGGGATGCCGCAACAGCCCTCCATGAACCAGCCGGTGGCCTCGGTCGGCTCCGGCCCCGGTCAACCTCCCGGCACGCCCATGCAACCTGCGACTCCGCAGGGGCAGTACGCGATACCGGGGGGTGGCCGCTAATGCCGATCACTGGCTTTGAGATTGACGGTCTCCTTAAAGTAGAACCCATCCCCGGCGGCAATCTTATGCTCACCATTCCAGATAAAGGCTTCGTGGTACTTACCCCGGACGAGTGGAAGCGGGTCGTATCTGCTACAACGAGCATCTGGGCGCACACGGAGATGGTCTCTCCCGCGGTTAAACTAGGATGGTCAGACCTGAAATCGAGGAGGAGACGATGACGACGATCTGGAGCGATGAGACCGGCCGGGCCCTGCAGATGCGGCCGGATGGATCCGTAGCGGTGCAGGAGGCGATGCCCGACAGCACCATGAAAGAGGTGGAACTCAGCTCCGAACAGTGGGGCCAGATGGTGGGGGCGGCTCTCCGCCACACCTCCGGCACGCGGCGTCACGTCTCCGCCGAAGCGAACGAGGCGGCCATGGAGCAGAAGCCCAAGGCCAAGGCGAAGGCCAAGAAGGAGACCGACCGTGCCCGACAATCTCATGCCCCCCTTTATGATGCCTGGCATGCCACCGATGGGAAAGCCCAAGAAGGGCAAGAAGACCGTCACGGTCAAGAAGACTTCGGTGAAATCCCGACCCAAGTCCAAGAAGAAGAAGTAGATGCCGCGCGAGGTGCCTCGGCCGGAACGAGCGGCGACGATCGCGGAAGAACAGATCAAGCTGCGCGTGAAGAGAGCGGTTACCCAGATCAAGGCTTCGGGTGGAGTGGGGTTTCAGACTAAGCCCCCCCGCGATGAGGCCCTGACCTACTACCGCTCGAAGCTCTACCCCGGTGGACGGTTCAACGCGCAGGCTGCGCTGGAACTCGCCGCCCGCATCGGGGTAGAGCGCCTGCTCAAAGAAGTCGTGCCCGCCATGGAGCAGGACTTCTTCCATACTCCTGCGGAGGATGACAGTGCCCCTCAAGAAGGGAACCAGTCAGAAGGTTATTAGCGCGAACATCCGCACTGAGATCAAGGCGGGGCGCCCGCGTAAGCAGGCCATCGCCATGTCGCTGCGCTCGGCGGGTGTACCCAAGAAGAAGGCCAAGAAGTAGGTGCATGCCTACATCTGGGACATCCTCTCGGTCGTCCAGGATCCACCCCTCGTCCCACCGACGACCTACGCAGAGGTCCGTCCTCCTTGCCGCCCTCCTGAGCGGGACCGTATTATCGACCCGGTTCCCCTTGAAGCGCGGGCTTCGCGTTTCTATCCGCCAGTTCTAAAGGAGAGTTACCGTGCCTAAGAAGATGGGAATGAAGAAGGACAGCAAGGCCGAGATCGCCCGCGACAAGCGCATGGGCATCGCTCAGCGCAAGAACGAGGCGATGGAGAAGAAAGGAAAGAAGAAGTAGTGGCGGCCGACGCCGGCCCCTGGGAGAAGCTCAGTCCTCGACAGATCGAGGTCCTACGGCTTATCGCTCAAGGTAACGACCGTCATGGGATCGCTGACAAGCTGGGCATAGCGGCAGGCACTGCGGCGATGCACGTCGAGCGCATCCGCAATCAGCTCGGGGTGTACACCCAGGCACAAGCGGTACACAAGGCTCATGTGCTAGGGTTCCTTACGACGAAGGATTCCGTCTACTAGGAGGGCATCATGGCCGAAGATCCCGGCGTTTCCCATGACATGAGCACCACACTGCCGGGCGGCTACTTCGGCCCGAGCCCCGACGCCCTCAAGCAGATCCAGCAGCAGAACGCGGCCTATAACGACGCCTACCAGAAGAAGCTCCGCGCCAATCAGGAGTGGTATCGGCGTCAGCAGCAACAGAATATGCAGTCCCACATGAGCTATGGGCTGCAGCCAAACACCGGGCGCGGCATGCAGTACAAGTGGACGACCAATCCTGGCGTTCCCTATGGCCCCCCACCCGATGCGCCGCAAGAGCCGATGCCGTACCCCGAGATGGGCTTCTCGCCGGGCGGCCTCCCGCACTTCCAGCAGGGGGGAACCTCCTGGGGAGGTCCTGCGGTCGTCGGCGAGAACGGTCCCGAGGTAGTGGACTTGCCTCCTGGCTCGGACGTCTATCCGACCAACCCCGACGACACACCGTACTGGCAGCGTGGAGGAGGCTACTCGTTCAATACGCCCCCACCCGCACCGCCGCTTCCTTCTTATGGGCCGGGCTACGGAGCAGTCAGCGCGTACCGTCCTCCGATGATGCCTGCCCTGACGCCTTCGACGGATATGCCCGTCGCAACTCAGCACGCCGCGAGTCTGGGATTCAACGGACCCGACAATAGCAACCCCGCGAACGTGCCGCAGGTACCGGGGCCAGTGCAAGCGGGGATTCCGGGTGTACCGGGCGTCGGGCCCGGCTACGCGACTTCGCCCTATGGCGGGAGCTACTTCAACTATGAGCTGGCCAACTGGCTGGCGCAGTACGGTATCTCGCTGGCGAACCTCACGGGTACCTATCAGGCAACTGGCCCCGACGGGAAGCCGATCGGAAACGCGGAGCCAACCTACGCCGCGAACCTGGGCTTGAGCGGCCTCTTTGGCTACGGCATCACCAACGGGATGCCTACCCTGGCGGGACGCATCGCGGAGGACACGCGTCAGCAGAACGTGGCGAACTTCCTGGGGAACACCTTCGGAGGCACGGGTTCAGGCTATCGACCCGGCCGCGACAACGTGGGTCCCAGCCGCCAGTTCACCCAGTTCATCGACAACTCCATGAAGAACCCCGCGGATGAGATCGCCTGGAATAGCTTCGTCCAGTACATGCAGGCAAACCTCGACCCTACCCGCTTCGGCATCATCATGCGCGGCGAGCAGGTCGGCAACCCGACCAAGGGTGAGCAGGCGCTGATGGCAGGCGTCATGCGTCGTAAGGGGGCCTCGGCTCCAGTGATGACGGATACCACAGGCGGAGTATGATACTCACGCATCTCTAAGCGGGGAGCTTGAGCCGTGGCCCTGAGCCTTCCTCCGATTCCTACGGACCTGTACAACGACTATCAGGACGAGGAAGCCCAGCGCCGCCAGGAAGAAGAGGACCGCCGTAAGCAGCAAGAGGCGGTCCAGGCCGCCCAGGAGCAGGCCCGGAAAGACGCCGACGAGGCGACCAACCAGGAGCTGAGCCAGCCCGCTCCCAACTTCCAGATCAGCGGCGTGCAGGAGCCCGCGTCCGAGGAACCCTCCTCACCCCCTGTGCAATCCTCGCCTTTTCAAATCTCCGGGGTACAGGAATCTCCTGCTCCGGCTACGCCCGCGACTAATCCTTTCCAGATCAGCGGCGTGCAGACGCCGTCTGCACCCCAAACTCCCGAAGGGAGCGTTGCTCCCGCTCCCTCGGGACGTCCGGCTGGTCCCCTTGTGCCCGACCAGCTTGGTGACCCGCAGCTCTCCTACGCAGAGGCCCAGGCCGCGTGTGGTCCCGCCGCGGCCGTCGCGTTCGCCCGTGCTTACGGACGCGAGCCTACCTTGCGGGAAGCGACGGATCTCGCCAAGCAGGTCGGGTGGACCCCGGACGCGGGTATGGCCGGACCCGGCTCCCAGCTCAAACTCCTCACCTCCATGGGCGTACCCGCTCGCCTGGAGCAGGGGGCGGACTGGGCCAAGATCCAACAGGATGTGCAGAGCGGGAACCCGGTTACGATTAGTACGCCCGCCCATTACTTCGTGGCGACCGACTACGACCCTGTCTCCGGCAAGTTCAACTTCGAGAAGTCAGGCTCGGTCATGAGTCGCCAGGGCGGTTCGGAGTGGATGACCCCTGAGCAGGTAATGAAAATCAGCCCGCCTCAGGCGACGCTGTACTTGGATCACCCTAGTACGCCGAACCCTAGTCCTGCAGTACAAGGCACTACGGTGAAACCCGGGCCGATCGACCGCTCCAATCCGCAGGCGTTCTTGGCCAGTGCGGCGCCCTACGCCCAACAGGTCCAAGCCGAGACGGGCATCCCCGCCAACATCATGCTGGGCATCGCGGCCAACGAGACGGGCTATGGGAAGAGCGCGCCGGGCAATAACTTCTTCGGGATCAAGGGGGCCAACCCTCAGACGGGCGCGACATTCAACAGTCCAACCTGGGAGTCGGTGAATGGCCAGCGGGTCAATACTACGGCCAACTTCCGCGCTTACGATGATCCTGCCCAGAGCTTCCGAGACTTCGCGGTTTTTTTGCAGAGTAACCCACGTTACGCTGAGGCGCTTAAGCAGACTAACGACCCGGAGGCGTTCATTCGTGCGGTACACGCAGCAGGGTATGCAACCGATCCCAACTGGTCGAGTCAAGTTCTTTCCATCGCACGACAGGTGGGCAGTGTTTCCCCCGGAGCAGCTCCTGCGGGTAATCGAGTTGGAGGGGGATTTCAGTCAGCGTCGAGTAGCCCAAGCACTCCAGCACAGCAGAGTCTCCCTACTCCCGCACCTTACACTCCGTCTCCCTATGAACAGGACTTCCTTCGTCGGGCTGCGCCGGTGGTGGGACAGTTCGAAGCGGCGACTGGTACGTCGCTTCCTCGTGCGCAGGAGTACACCCCCTTCGTAAGTAGCACGGCGGGCCTGAGCGAGGCGCCTATCCCCACGATCGCCCCGAGCCCCGACGTTCCGATGACGGGCAACGGCATCCTGGGTCGGCCCAAGCCGCCGCCCGCTCCTGTCGTCGTGCCCGAGACGCCACCTACCCCGGAGATGCCTCCGACTGGAGCGACCGCCTACGGTTTGCAGAACGATCCTACCCTTGGCCAGTCCAGCTACGACCAGCCACTCTCTACGATGCAGGGCAACCAGATGCAGCCGACCGGCGATGCGGATCGTGGCGTGGGGCTTACCCCTGTGCAAGAGCCGAACCCGTTGCAGCGCATTGCGCAGGGGGCGGGTAACGTGCTGGGTGCGGTAGGGAGTGCAGTCGGTAACGCCTTCGCTCCCACTCCTCCTGATGCTTACACGTTCCGCCAGCCAGAGTTGGGCGTGATGGGTGGTCCTGATACGATCGGTGGCGCAGTGTCGGGCGTTATTGGTGCGGGACGACAGGCACTGGAGCAGCAGTTTCCTGCTATCACGGACATCAACGAGCAGGGCAGGAACGCGATCCCTTATGTGGCCCCGGTGGTGGGACTCGCGCGAGCCGAGGCGAACCTCATCCCCGATCAAGTAGGCCCGCTGGACCTGAGCGGGGTAAAGGGCGCAGTCCAGGGCGTAGTGAATGCGGGTCCCGTTGACATCCTGGAGCAGGCCGTCAATCCCATCAACTACCTCGGAGCGGGAGAAGCTCGCGCTAATCCCGCAGGTCTGGATGCGGCGAGGATTGCGGCAGACGATGCCGCCAGGAGAGGGGCGCGAGCCGCGTCTCAGGCTGCCTACGAAGAGAGCATTCGTCTGAACCCCGAGGACTTCATGACCGCGCAGCGTCGTGCCGACGATGCGGCGAGGGTGGCTTACGCCGCGGAACTGGAGAGGTACAACCAGTCGGTCCGCGCGGCGAATCCACTGAACAGCGTCTCGCCCGAGTACAGCGTCAACGAGACGCCCACCTCATCTGAGACGGGCTTCACGACGCCACCGTATCGACCTGACTTCACAGAGGAGCGTCCGACGGGACTACCCGAAGGGGCCCCGCAGTACCTGCCTCCTCCACGGGGAGCGATCGCGGCGCCTGAGGAGCAGCTCGCGCTGCCCGCTGCCCGCCCCGCAGACCTGAACGAGCCGATCACGGCTGGTCCCCGCACGACTGCGCCTGACCTGTACGAGCAGCCAGGCCGTCAGACCTATCCCGCCCTCCCCGAGGGGAACTACACCCTGACCGCGCTAGAGCGTCGAGCGCAGGAGCTGGAGACGGACGCCCAACTGGCCCGCGACATGGGCGACTCGAACATGGAGGTCCGTCTCCTGCGTCGAGCGCAGGCCGCGCGTCAGCGGGCACAGGATCTGTCGGGCCGTCCGGCTGAGGCGCCGGCCGCGCCTACCTCTATTGCAGATCAGATGATGGCGGAGATCGAGAAGCTGCGCGCCGAGAACGCCCGTCTGAGCGGCGAGGCGAACGTCCCGACGCTAGCTCCTACTGAACCTATGGGGATGCAGATCCCGGAAGGGTCCGTCCCTACAGATGCCGAGGCGAAGGCCACAGCCGTTGCACGTCAACAAGCCGATGCTCCTAAGATCGAGGCTGCGCTTCAACGAGCGGGAGAGAAGGCCAAGGAGGACGCTGCCGCAGTCGAGGCTCAGCGTCAGGCCGCGATGGATCTGCGTGAGTCGTGGCGGCGCAATCCTTTGCCTGAGACTGCGCCAGGGCGTGCGGTAGAGGCGCCGGCTACGCCATTGGAGCCGAGCGCCCCTTCCAGCGTAGCAGCTCCTGAAGCGGCTCCTAGTCCTGAATTACAGGCACAGTTTGAGGCGGCACGACGGGAGAACGCGCAGCTCCAGCCTGCGGTCGAGCAGCCTGCGTTCCCCGGTCACCTGACTCCGAGCGAGGGTGTGGCAGAGAAGATCGCCGCGATGACCACCGTCGACGACGGCACCTTCATGCAGTACCGCGTAGTGCGCAACAAGCAGGCCAACCTATGGGAGATCCAGGATCGCCGGCTCGACCCCGAGCGCGGGACTACGAAGTGGGCCTCTAGTGGAGAACCACGTGCGGAGAGTCAGGTCACTGCCCTACGGCAGGTCGGCGACAAGCTGCGTAACGCCGAGGCGTCGTTCTACGATCCGGTGGCTGAAGAGGCCGCGAAGAAGCCCGCCCTCCCGGTGGAAGACCTGCGAAAGATGGCGCAGGAGCAAGCCAGTTCATACTTAGGCGACAACCCCAGCTCTGTCGACTCTCCATTCAAATCATCTCGACAGGGCCCTAACCCCGTACCCGAGAATCCTGAGGCGCTGGGACCGTCGACTCCAGAAGAGGCGGCTCGCATGGCGGAGTTGACTCCCGAGGACCGGGCTGCCCGAGACGCGCAGCAGCAGGCCGCGATCCAGAAGTCTGCCGAAGATGCGGCGGCTCGACGACGTGCCGCGCAGCAGGCTCCTCCTCCACCTCCCGTAGCGAAGCCGCTCGAAGCCCAGCCCGGTGCGGTGGGCGCCGACGTACGGGCTCGCCAGTTCGAGCAGATGGCGAACGACCCCGCCTTTCCTGCGGATGCGCGTGCCCGCTACCGTCGCCGCGCCGCTGAGGAGCGGGCTAAAGTTGCTCCTGAAGGTGACTTTTACAGTGGTGAGCGTAAGGCGTACTCCGGCATCCCCTTCGACGAGGCGATAAACACGGGAAAGCCGCCCGGCCCCGGACGAGCGGCGGGGGTGGATCTGGGCTATGGTCCTGACGCTACGACTCAGACCCCCAGATCACTTCGAGAGCGGGCACGGATCCTAAACACTGCGGTGCAAGAGGCGCTAGTGAACGATCAGGCACCGCTAGAGCAGATCGAGCGCCGCATGGAGAAGCTCTGGGCCGACAGTCATAGCGGGGCGAAGCTCCCTGACGGTATGCGTGCCTCGCTCCTCAACCGTATGGACTCCTACTATCGAGGGCTCGATCAGATCCAGAACGGGCTTACCGACGCCTATCGCCATGTAGGACCCGACGCGGTGGAGGACCTGAAGAAGTACATGACCTCCCTGGACAACATCGACAAGGCAGAAGCGGTGGGGCGGGATGCTTACCGCGCCGAGTACGCTCGGGAGTACAAGCCGCCGCCCGGCTTGTGGGAGGACCTCAAGCGAGCGGAGGCGAGTAAGGCAGCTCTGAATAAAGTCACGCCCCCTGCTAGCGACGTGAAGGCGCAGGCTGCGCATGCGACAAGGTTGGCTGACGCGGAGAAGCGCGTCAACGACTTGCGTAAGCAGTACGACACAGGCGCGACGAAGTTCTATGACGGTCAGGAGGCGCGAGCGAAAGCGGCTGGCGAACAGGCCCGCGTAGAGCGCAAGTTCTCCGGAGGACACACCGCAGACACCAGTGCGCAGGAGATCCAGAGGCTGCAGGCGCTCTACGCGAAGGACCCGGAGAACTGGGCCAAGATCGAGCAGGCGCAGCGCATGATCCAGGACAATGTGATCGCACCGCTCCGTGACCGCATGGTGCAGTCGGGGATGATCTCCCAGGACCTGGCCGATCGGCTGGGGAGTGAGTTCAAGAACTACATCCCCATCGACATCCTGGACTACATGAAGGAACCTCAGCATATCCCCTCGAATCACCGTATCGGTTTGAATGACATCGGGCTGCGGAAGCTCACCGAAGAAGGGACGACCCGCCGACGGGAGGATCCGACCAGCGCGGTCGTTCGCCTGGTGCTGGACACCGAGCGCCGCGCGTCGAAGAACGAGACCGCCAACGCGGTATGGAAGTGGCGGGAGCTGGACCCCTCGCTTGCAAGCATGATGCGAGAGGTTCCTTCAAGCTACCACGCGACCAATAACGAGAAGCTCGTGCACCTCTTCGTGGATGGAGAGAAGAAGACTCTAGCGGTAGATGCCGCGCTGGCGCCGGCCTTCGAGTTCCCGACTGCCGCAAATCACATCTGGCATGTGGGGCCGCTCAACTTCAAGAACCCGATCGTCTCTGCGGCGAACCTGACGCGAGCCACCGCGACGACCTACAACCCGGCCTTCGCCCTGATCCGTAACCCCCTCCTGGACGCGCCCGCGTACTGGCACGATAGCTGGAGCCGCTACGGTTTGCGCGCTACCCCGGAGATCGCAGCCGAGGGGGTGAAGGGGTTCATCGACGCCTTCAAAGGCTTACGCCAGAACGCCTTCACTGGCGAGCATGCGCGTGAGCTGTTCCGTGGAGGAGCCGGACAGTTCGGTTACTTCGGCGGCACGCAGAAAGAGGTCGAACAGCTTCGTCGCGCGGTAGAGCAGGGCGGAGGCTACGTCCTCCAGAACAAGCGAGACGCGGCAAACTTCCTCCTGCACGCCACTCCGGTGCTCGGCGAACGAGTGGAGATGGCGCCTCGCATCGCGGCGATGCAGCTCGCCAAGCGGCACGGACTGAGCGAGCTGGCGCAGACCACCGCCGGTCGGGATGTGACCATGGACTTCTCGCGGGGAGGGCAGCTCACCAAGGCGATCAATACGATCGTGCCCTTCTTCAACGTGAACACCCAGACGCTGCCCTGGCTGGCTCGTACTTTGCAGCGCAATCCCAAGGGTGCCGCGATCTCCCTGGCCGCGCTGGTGGGAACCCCCACCTTAGCTGCGGAGATATGGAACCGCAGCGACCCCGAGCGGGCCAAGGCGTATGACGACATCCCGCCCTACATCAAGCAGCAGGGCATCGTGTTCATGTTGGACCCTAACCAGGGCATCGACGAGCAGGGTCGCAAGAAGTACAACTACGTGATCGCTCCCATGCGGAACTTCGGGATGCTGGTCAACCCGATCCGCAACATGGCGGCGCGCGCCTTCGCAGGCATCTCAGGGCAGAACTACAACGCGGAGACCTGGCAAGAGCTAGCGGCGGCGACCCTGGGCAGTGGCTCCCCCGTGCCTATCGACAGCCCTTCGCAGAGCCTGTCCGCGTTCTTGCCCGCTATCACAGGGACCTTTGTGCAGCTCCTCGCAAACCATGACTTCTTCAAGAACACCACCATCGCGACGACTTCTGCGGATGAGCATTCGTCTGCTCTCTCGAAGTGGTTCGCGAAGAGCACCGAGGATCAGTTGAACTGGACTCCTGCTCAAGTGGAGTTCGCGATTCGCGATGCCTCCAACAGCCTGGGGGGGCAGCTCCTGGCCGCGTCGGACATCGTCGCGAAGGTCAAGGAGAACGTCGCTACCGGCCAGCCGATGGGCGCGAACCTGGCGCCGCTCAACCCTACCTGGGCCGAAGCGGGTCCCCTGCGCAAGGCGATCACCGCGAACCTGCTTCAGTCTCGCGGAGGCTATCAGGAGCGGAAGCTGTCCCAGCTTCGAGATGGCCTCGCTCAGACCTGGGCCCGCGACTTCCGCAACGACTATCACCAGGGGATCGGCGCCGCGATGGGACTTCCCCCCGATGTGCGAACGACTCAGGACCAGAAGCTCGCGGACCTGGCGGGGGAGCTGGCGACAGTGGCGGTCTACGGGAGCGGCACGGACCCTCGCGCGGAGGTGGCACGGATTCAGCAGCAGCCGGGCTTCGTGCTCTTGCCCCCCGAGAAGCAGGCTGACATTCTCGCGCATATCCGACAGTCCTACGCGCAAGTTGGTAGTATCAACCGCGAAGATCGAATGCAGCGTATGGAGCAGGCCGCTCGTTCCTACGAGACCGGCTTCCGAGGAGGTCGTTAGATGGCAGACTCGACCGCACCCGCTACGACCCCTGTGCAAGCCCCGGCTAGCGCGGTCAATCCCTCTCCTAATGTTCGTAGTATCTGGAGCCCGGTAGCCCCCTCGAACAGTCCGCATGGCTACATCATCGGCTACACCGCGGGCGTGCCCGGTCCGGGTGCGATGGTAGACCCGATCTCGAAGCAGCCCATCGACACGGGTGGTCCTATCCCCATGCGCACCACGGTGACACACCTGGACGGCTTCACTGAGACCTACGAGTACGATGGTCGCCAGCCGCCCGACTTCTCGAAGGGGGACTTTGGCGGACCGCAGCCGGTGGCGACGGGCTGGAACCAGCAGCAGAAAGACGACTTCGACAAGGCGATCAAGCAGGAGACGACTGGCGTTCGCGACATCAGTACCGGGCGAGGTGGCCACTCCATCCTCATGCCGGACGGATCTATCCAGACAGTGACGGAAGCCGCTCCCATCGCCCCCCATGTGCAAGCCCTCGGGGACGGCTCGTTCCTCCTGATTGCGGCCGACGGTACCTCGGACTTTATCCGCGATGCTAACGGCAACAAAGTTACCGATCCCTCGCTGCTCGCGAAGCACGCCGCGGAGTTGGGCCTCAACAGCCAGCAGATCCTGACCGCCATCCAGGCGCGCGAGGTTGCCGCCTCTCAGGAAAATCGTGCGGGTCAGCAGCAGTCTTTCAACCAGGGGCAGACGGGTTTCGAGAATACGCGCCAGCTCGTGCAGGACCGCGGCACGCAGACGGCGAACGACCTGGCCAACGTCATCAACCTGGCCGTGAACCTGCCCGCTCAGCAGGCCGCGAACGAACGCGCGGCAGCCCTGGCTCGATCCAACGAGGCGAACCAGCGCGTCGCGGCTGCCATCAACGGGGAGACCCTGGCCCGTGGCGCGGGAACAGACGCGGTGTCTGACGCGCAGTGGATGCTGCAGCACAGCGCCCCGGCTGGCTTCACCCAGCAGCTCGGGCAGATGCAGGCGAGCCCCGGCTTGCAGCCAAACTTCGCGGCACCGGGTATGTCGATGCCTATGCCGGATCTGACCGCACTACGGCGCAACGCACAGGGGGAGCAGCGACAGTTCATCCCGAACTTCTCGGCCGCGCTAGCTTCTTCGCAGGCGCAGCCGGTGGCGGCCCCTGACATCAACGCCCTGTGGAGCTTCTACGGGAACCCGGACATTCGGGGCGGCGTCTCGCTCTACAGCAATCAGGTACCGCTGCCCTATCCCACCGATATGCACCCGTATCTGTTGCAGAATCCCGGTCCCTACACGGGAAATGCGGCGATCTCCGGGGCGCCTACGCCTCCTTCCCCTAACATGTGGGATCAGCAAGGGTACTACACAGGAGCGGTAGCTACAGGTTAGTTTGCGGTTTGTGCTAATATCCACCGCAGCGAACCAATCCCTAGTCCGAGAGGGTATATGGCAGTCGATGTCCAGGAGGTGGCGGCGACTGAGCCGACCTCTCCTCCCGTCTCCCCTGCTCCTGAAGGGCAAAGCACCCCCGCGTCAGAGTCCCCCCGTTCGGGTGGCTTGAAGGGCTTTATTGCGAAGCGTTTCCTGGGAGATTCGGCCACGAGTGCTCCCAGTGGAACGGCTGAACGAGCGAGCACCGTCGAAACCCCGGACGCCGCGGTAGAGACTCCCCCCCGCGAAGAGCGTCCCGCCCCACGCCACGTCTTCCAGACTGACGAAGAACTCCGCCGACACGAGCAAAGCGTCTCGGACCGCGCGATCGAGAACTATCGGAAGAAGACCGAGGAAGACAACCGCAGGCAGACCGTCGACCGCTATCAGCAGCGCATCAAAGAGGCTCGTTCCATGAATGACCTCGCGCTGGCGGGTGAGCTGGCCGGCGAGCTGCAGGACTACCAGGACGGGCTGTCCAGCCAAACCAACTCGGAAGAATCCATTCGCTCGGCCCAGGAACGTGCGGCCCAGGAGGCGCAGCGGTCGACTGCTACGGCACTCGACACCGCCTATACCGCCGCTTTCTGGGAGTCGCTCCCGGAAGCAATGCAGGAGCAGTACGTCGAGTGGTGGAACAAGACCCTGCAACCAGATGCACAGGGTCGTATCCAGCATTCCCCGGAAGAGGCGCGGGGCATGATCGTCAAGCAGTTCATGAAGCTGCATGCCGACCATCACCGTGAACTCGGACGGAATGACATCTATGAAGAAATTGACAAGGACCCGGACGTGAAGAAGGTGGTGATGGCGAAGCTCCACTCGCCCGCCAACGAGCCACCCGCGGTACGGGGAACTGCTCAGAACGGCAGCACCCAGTACCGTACCGTCCAGGAGATTCAGATCGCGGTTGGCAACGAGGAGATCACGCCGCAAGAAGGAGTAGTCCTTCGTCAACGGCTAGTGGGTCGCCGCCGTTAGCCCCCGTTAGAGGAGAAACATCGTGGCCGAAAACCTCGCCGGAACGGGACGCGATCTTGACGTCTCGCTTCCCACGATCCTGGGTGAGTTCCGCATGCTGCGGGAAGCGACGGGAATCATGCGCTCCTGTGCGACTGCGTTCCCGCTGCAACCGCACACCGGCACCACCGCGAACATCATCAACTACGGGCGGTTCCAGTCCTACCAGCTCATCGAGGGCGTGGACATGGCGCAGGCCCAGGCCATCGCCGACTTTCTCACCCAGGTCACCCCATCTGAACGCGGCGTCCATGTGGTACTCCCGGAGACCACCCTGCGCCGCATCGCGGATCCGGGCCTGGAGTCCAAGGTCGCGCAGATGATGAACGATGCCTACGACGCCAAGGAGGACGGTGACGGCTGCGACCAGCTCGTGAACTTCACCACCCGCCTCGGGGGCGCGGGCACCGCGATGAGTCTGGGCTTCCTCCAGGCGTCCACTGCCCGCCTCGACATCGGTAACGTTCGCCGCGTGGACACCGCGGGCACCCGGCCCCAGCCGGCCCCCAAGCCCTGGTACGGCGTGCTGCATCCCATGCACGGTGGCGTGGTGCAGGGCAAGCTCGTCCCGCTGGGTGATGACCCGGACGGCGGCACCGGCTTCGGGGCGAACGGCGGCGCGAATGCCGGCGACGACATCGTGCCTTCGGGGAACGTTCAGCTTCAGAACAGCGCACTGCGCGGCGCACCGGGTAGCATCGGCATGCTGTTCGGCGCGGAGATGAAGCTGGATCCGTACATCAACGTCGACGCTTCGGACGACGCCTCTAGCGCGGTCTTCTCCAAGGAAGGCGTGATCTTCTGCGAGGAAGTGGCGCCCCGCCTCAAGAGCGAGGATAGCGTCACTGGCCGCAAGAAGCAGCTCGTGCTGGTGGGATCCTACGAGTGGACCCTCTACCTGCCCGACAACGACGGGATCGAGATTCTCGGCGATGCGAGCATGCCGACTTCGTAAACCACCTTCGGCATGGTGGGCTGTGGTGCTCTGGGGCGGGAGGTACTGGCTTCCCTCCCGCCCCTTAAATCCGAGAAGCCTTCGGGTCCTTGCGGTGGATCGGGCCGCAAAGAAAGGAAACCCTCGTGAGCTTCAATAACTACGTGCACCTCCCTTACCAGACGGTGCACCGTTCCACTTCCTATCGACCTGGCAACTTCCCCCTGGGTCAGATTGGCGTTACCGAGGACGGGCGTACGTTTCGTCTGGTCAAGAACGCCGCGACCCAGCTTGCCACCGCGCGGGTGGTGCAGGCCCCAGCCGCGAACATCGCCAAGGCGGTGGTGGTCACCACCTACACTGCGGGTATCGGCGCCAAACAGGTCCAGGTCACGGTCGCGACCGTCACCGCCAACCAGTACCAGGGTGGCTTCCTGAACGTCGAGGACGACAACGGAGAGGGCTACCTCTACCCCATCGTCGAGAACACCGCGACGGACAACCCCGCCTCGGGCGACATCCTGGTGACCCTGGCAGTGGGCCTGGAAGTGGCCTTCAACTCCGCTACCACGGTGGGCCTCTATTCGCCGTACAACGGCGTGGTGATCCACCCCAGCCCCGCGACGACTAAGCTGGTGGGAGTGACCTGCGGCGTGATTCCCGCGTCGTACTACTTCTGGGCGCAGATCCGAGGCCTGGCCTCGGTGCTCACCGAAGGTACGGTGGTCATCAACGAGGGCGTGGTCGACTCCGCTACGGCAGATGGGGCGGTAGCTCCGTCGGTCCTGACGGAGGCTACCCCGAATACGGGCTACGGCCAGAACTTCGTGGGCATCGTCGCCACCGTGGGCGTGACTACAGAACAGGGCATCATCGACCTGGCGCTGGGCTAAGTCGATGGCAGGAGGATTGATCCTCCCGTCGCATGTGCGTCCGCCGGCCGGCAGCAAATACCGGCCGGCGGAGCGCCTGCGCCGCACCACCCCCCTGCGCGAGGAGGGGAAGCGGACGCTCACCGAGATGTTCGGCGGGCAGCGGGACTACCGCCCGGAGAAGCCCATCTTCTTGTTCAACGCACAGGGGATGGTGCAGACCATCCTCATGCCCATGGGACAGACTGAAGTCTCGGAGCTGGACGATCTGATCGCTGAGCACCGTGAAGCGAAGCCCTACGATTATGACCAGTGGCGGGCAGACAATGGCTTGCCCCCTCGCGAGAAAGCAGGGGCGTTGATGGCGGAAGCAGTCATGGAGCGGGTGAAGCACCACAAGGCGAACCCCGTAACCGACCCCTTCCGCCAACCAAACCATATAGACCGCAAACCGAACACGCTGCTGCCTGAGCGGTCCTGGCAGAAGGAGTAACTGTGGCTACTGCTACCCGACGCCGTCGAGAAACGACGGGTGAGATGGTCGACGCCGAACTCGTCGAGGTGATGAACCGCATCGCCGATGGCGAGCGCGTGGACGCCCGCGAGCTGATCGACGACGTCGCCGCGATCGAGGCCCAATCGGGAATCCAGGTCGCGGGCTACCAGCAGCGTACCCGCTACACCCACATGTACCGCCCCATCGAGAAGGACGGCCACGGCGACCGTCGTCCGGTGCCGATCGGCAACGTGCCCATGCTGCGCCGCTGCGGCTGGACGAGCAACTGCCCCTTCTGCGGTCAGCGGAACTGCGAGCAGAAGCTCAACGAGTGCCCTGGCCAGGAGCCCAAGCTCTACGCGGTGTGCGACACCTGCGGGAAGGTCATCGCCGACGACATCGAGGGGTCCTACCTGGAGCCCGAGGACGGGCCCGAGGATCCCTACCGCATCATGCTCACCGAGCGCACCACCCCGCAGATGCGGATCGAGGCGCGCATGGCGATCCACTACCGCACCAAGCATCCGGTAGCGGCGATGGCGAAGGGCTACGCTCGTGCGGATGGCGGTCCTGGTATGGGCACCTGGCAGCCAACCCCCCCTGTGACACCGACTAAGCGCGGTCGAGCTGCCGCTCCGATGGTACCTGAGCAGTTCGTGGTGCCGGCCGCCGATCGCATCCCGCTGGGATCCCTCGAAGAGGAGTAAGCCATGAGCGACGCCCCTTACAACAAGGAAGGCTATAACCCGCTCGTTACCTTTGGCTTCGAGCAGCTTACGGTTGACTCGACCGCGGGGGGCGTCCCACTCACGGCTACGAAGTACGCCCCCACCGGAGGCGCCGGCTCCGCGAAGTACGCGGTCATGCGACTGGAGACGGCGCAGATCCGCTACACCGTGGACGGGGTGACCGCGCCTACTACCACAGTGGGCACGCTTCTGGAGATCGGGGAGTCCCTCCTCCTGTGGGGGACACAGGACATCCAGAACTTCAAGGCCATTCGGACGGGCGGCTCCTCGGGTGTGCTCGACGTGCATTACGCCCGATGACGATCCGACCTGCTCTGGTCACCGACCCCCCTTGGCTTCTAAACCGCATGATGGGAAAGAGTCAGAGTCGGGCATTTCTCCCCACCGACATCGCTGGCCTTCAATTCGACCTCGACCCGGACACTGGGATGTACAGCGATGCTGGCACCACGCTGGCCACTAACGGCGGCTCGATCCAGCAGGCCAACGACCAGAGCGGCTTACTACACCATGCTAGCCAGGCCACCAGTGGCAAGCGCCCCCTGTGGCGCACCAACATCGTCAATGGTCATGCAGTAGTAGAGTTCGACGGTGTAGATGATTACCTGAAGACGGCATCATTCACCTTGAACCAGCCAGAGACGATATTTCTTGTAGTTAAGCAGTTGGCCTCCTCCTCTAACTTTCATTACTTCATTGATGGCGATTCTCAAGACGTGATGGGGGGCTACGGCCAATCCAACCAATTGGAGTGGCGGATCTACGCGGGCGTCGCGGAGATCGTCGGAGGTCCTCTCGACCTCACAGCCTTCCATGTACTGGAGGGGGTCTTCAACGGCGCATCTTCGCTGGCCAAAGTAGATGGCAATGCAGGAGCGACCGGCAATGCGGGGCCGTTGGGTGGATCAGGTGTCACGTTGGGGTCGGGTGGGAACACTACCAACTACTTCACTAACTACCAGCTTGCCCGCGCCCTGGTCTATGCCGGCGCTCTGGATGCGACCCAGCGATCCCAGCTCCGGTCCCATCTCGGTACGCGCTACGGAGTCACCGTTGCCTGAGCTGGATCGCCGCGAGTTCATCGTCTTCATTACTGGGGCAGCATTGGGGGCCGTTATTGCGGCGCTCGTCATCATTACCCCTGCGCATGCCAGCGGTTTGTATCAGGAGCAATGGGCGACGCGCAGCCAGTGGACCGATCTTGGGCAGTCGTGCGCCACGATGAGCCAGGGCGCCGCGCATCTGACGTGTCAGAGTGCCGCGTTGGTCAGCCGCTTCACCCTGGACCCGTCGCAGCCGATCTCGGTGAGCGGCAGCGTGCGCGCGCAACCAGCCCCCGGCAGCACGACCCCGAACTACTTCGGCAGTCTCGCGCTGGTGGAGGATGACCCGAGTGGGCGCTACCTGGACGTGGCCACCTTTAACGGCGTGCCTCCCTTCTCCCCACTCTGGGGGCCGAGCCTCGGGGCGTGCTGTCAGCTCGTACAGGGCGGCCGTCGGTTCGCAGACGGCGTGCCGGGCCAGTGGTACACGTTCAGCATCGGTTACACGACGGGCGCCGTTTCCTACTCAGTGGATGGCGTGCAGCGCGGCTCGGTGCCATGGACGTTCCAGCAGCCGCCCCATGTTTGGCTGCTCTGCACCAGCGTGGGGGAGAACACGCCGAGCGATGGCAGCCAGGCCGCGTGCGACTTCGGGCCGCTGGCGGTGGCCGGTGGGGTGCAGATGTCGTGTATCCCGAGCTATGTGAGGCGGTGTAAGTAGTGCCGACGCTTCAAGAGTACCGCCGCCAGTTCGCTAAGGACATGGGCGCCTTTGGCCCCACCCCTACCGGCGGGGTGGCGACGGATGGCACCGCGTCAACGTTGGTGCAGGAGACCTGGCCGGTACTCTCCCGCATCGCGAAGGACAACCTCTACGAGGGCTGGTTCTTGCTGCGCCAGGAGGCGGGCGATGTCGGGGACACCGTGCGTCAGATCCCCTCGGGCGGCTATCACCCAGACCTGGGCACTCTGGATGTGGACGCGGACTACACTACGCCCCCTGCCGCGGATGAGGTCTACGAGCTGCACGGTCATGACTTCGAGCCCTGGCACGAGCTGCGAGACGTGCTTAACGAAGCACTCAAGCTCATCTACATTCCTGTGCAAGTCCCCTTTCGTCCCGCCTCCTGGTTATCCAGTGGTGATAACCTTCAACAGGTTCTGAACTTTACGCAAGGGGATGGCAGCGGAGCGGCGCATCGGCAAATCTCTCAGCTCCTACACTCGGGCCTTGTTACGAGATTAGATTTTCAAGAGCCCTCCGCGATCGGCATCCTCTCGATGGCGACCACGGGAGGAAGTGCGGGCTCGTACACCTTTAGCTACGGTAGCTATACCTCGGGGAGTATTCTCTACTCCGCAAATGGGGCAGCAGTACAAACCGCCCTACGCCTTATTCCTGGCCTAGAGGCTGTAGAGATAGCTTCATCGGGAGTATCAGGCAACTTTAGCTTCATCATCTCGCTCTACGGCGTTCCGTTAGGGAGTCCGGCGCTCACCGTAAATCAAGGAACGTTTAACGGTTCTATCGCTTCTGCTCTGAGTCCGGGGTTCGGGAAGCTCGATCCTTTGAGTGCCCGCCTGTTCATGAACGGCTCTGATGTCATGGCCGAGCTGTACCGGAGCATCGACGCTTCTTCTAATCACGTGTACGTGACCTTCTTGGTGCGGGCCTACGATTGGTGTCGCACGGGTACTACCGTAGCCTGGGGTGGACAGGCGGGGTTGTCGCTGGATACCGACCTGGGTCTCCCCATTGCGGAGCACGTCTCGGTCGCGGCTCAGCTCATCGGCTGGAAGCGGAGTCCCCGCGTGATGGAGGAAGCGACCGAGCACCGTCGGGCGCTTAGCCAGGCGGATGCGCAGCAGGAGTTCGACGCCTACCAGGCGGCCTATCTCAAGTCCGCGACACGCAGTCCCCTCCTCACGTATGATGTGGACGGCGAAATGCTGGATCTGAAACTACCGTTCAGTCTGGGCGGGGCAATCCCTGGTCCGGCCGCTCGTGCGCTGGTAAGCGCGCCAGGGTTCAATACGCCACCACCAACGGTCTAGGGGGTTAGCTCATGGTCGCGACACTCACCCAGTATCGTCAGCGGTTCGCGCAGGACCTGCGCGCCTTCAAGCCCGACGGCGGGGGCACCTCAGGTACGGGTACTACCGCGACGCTGGTCGATCCGACCTGGCCGATTCAACAGAACCTGGAGCGGTCCGCCGAGTTCGACAACTGGTACATCCTGCGTCCGGCGGCAGTTAACGCGGGCGACCTGGTGCGCCAGGTCAACCCCGGCCTCTACGCGCCGCGTACGGGCACGTTCACCGTAGATCGTCCCTACACCGCCGCTCCCTCCGCCGAGGCGTATGAGCTGCACGGGCACGGCTTCGATCCCTCGAACGCCCTGAACCAGCTCTTGAACGCGGCTCTGAAAGACATCCATGTGGTAGCCATCATCCCGTACGCGCCACGGGTGTCTACTTCAGGAACGTACACGCAGAATCTGACCAACGGGGATGGCAGCTCCGCAGTCAACGTGAAGATCGCGAATCTCCTGCACCCCCGCTGGGTCCACGCCATCGACCTGATTCCCGCTGCGCAGACCCAGGTCCAGACGATTACGATCACGGGCACGCCTACCACAGGAACCTGGACCTTCACGTATCAAGGCGTGACCGGGGGTGCCATTGCGGTGGGTGCAGTAGCGGCAACGCTACAGACCGCGCTGCGGCTTATCCCTGGCCTGGAAGCGGTCACGGTGAGTACCGGAGCGACCAGCACTCCAAACTTTGTCTACACCATCACTATGACCGGAGCGCCCCAGGAGAGCCCGCTCCTCCAGGTCACCGACGGTACCAGTGGCGGCTCTCACGCCATTGCCGTGGCAGTAGTGACCGAGATGGGCATCCCAGTGCCGCAGGCCGGTCGGGTGGGTATGAACGGCCCCTACGTGGTGTTCGACGCTAAGCGTCACTACGAGGCTGGCGACACGCTCTACATCACCTGTGAGCTGCCTGCGTACTACTGGTGCCGGAGCGCAACCACCGCTGCGTGGGGCGGGATCAGTGGCCTCTCGCTGGAGGCGCACCAGGCGCAGCCTCACGTCGAGTGGGTAAGCGCGGGCATGCAGGTTTGGGCCTGGCGGCGCCGGCCGGATCTCATGATCCAGGGCGTCGATCAGCGGCAGGTCGCTAGCCAGGCGACTGCCCAGGCGGAGTTCGACCGCTACAAGATGGAGTTCCTGGCCGGCGTCGAGACTAGCGAGCTGCTTACGTTCCCCGTCGAGGGCGGTGATGTCAGCTCCTCCAGCCCCGTAGCCTCGCTTGCCCGCGACGTGGCCCCCGCTACTCCAGGGAGGTAAGCCGTGGCGTTAAGCCTGACGACCATCCGTCGGCGCATGGGCGTGGAGCTGCGGTCTTTCCAGACGAGCACTGCCACGTCGGGCAGCACCGCGCACACGCTGGTCGATACCGCCTACCCTTACCGCACCAACCTCAAAGACGGTGCGTACATGGACTACACCAACTGGTGGCTGTTCCGTCCGAATGCGGTCGCGGCCGGCGACGTCCAGCGGCAGGTCATGACGTATCACGGGCCCACGGGCACGTTCACCCCGGACCTGGGCTACACGAACTCACCCGTGAACGAAGAGTACGAGCTGTGGAACGTCGGCCTCCTCTTCGACGAGATCAATGACAGCATCAACCACGCGCTCCAGCGGATGTTCTCGATCGACCGCTTCTGGGTGGTGCCGCCAGAGGACAGCGTGCGTACCTCGTTCTTGCGGTACGCGCCTCCGCCTGATGCACAGGGCTGGCTGACTAACTCGAAGTGGATCAACCAGATCCGCAGCATCACGGAGCCGCCGCTACTGACGCCCACGCTGAGCGTGTCGATCCGTAGCAGCGTGGTCTACACGGGGGTACTAGCGAGTTTCCAGCGCGACCGTACGCAGGGTGGCATCCGCCGCGTGCAGGTCGATACGGGGTCGCACAGCGGGGCAGGCCCTGTGGTACTCGCCGCTCCTCAGGCGCCTACTGTGGGAAACTTGCTGGTCTTGGCGGTGAGTACCTACGGCTCGGCGATCACGACGCCCACTGGCTACACCCTGCTGGCTACCGCAACATCTGGGAACATCCTGACCAAAATCTACTACGCCTACCCGACGAGTGCGGACACCTCGCTCACCAGCCTCTCGGTGACCTACACGGGGTCCAGCGCCACCGCAGTGCTGGCCGAGTATCAGGGCCTACTTCCCTCGGGCGTCGACCTCTCCGGCACGGGCACGGGCACAGGTACCACCGCTACGGTGAGCGCCACCAGCCGAGCCGCGCAGGGGGACGAGCTGCTGCTCGCCGCCTTTGGGGTCGGCTACGAAGGCCCCGTGTACGGTCCTACTGAGCGGTTCGCGCGAGTGGCCGCAGTGCAAAGCGGCAACACCGGGCAGGCTGACAGCCTCACCCTCTACGAGCGCAACCTCTCGTTGACGGATCTCCAGGAGCGGGAGCCTAATCTCGTCGAAGGCGGACAGGTGGATCCCCTCACCGAAGAGCAGGGCGAGGTGTACTTCTACCCGCTCACGCCGATCGCTTCGCCCTCGGCCTACCTCATCGACGCCCAGCGTCCGCTCTTCACCTACTGCCGCGTCGACGCCTCGGGCCAGTTCGGCACCAAGCTGGACGGTCTGACCGCGGAGGGCAACGAGGTCGAGGGGGATGCACAGGACGGGACGCTCGATGCGATCGTAGCGGGCGCCATCACCTACGCCTGGGAACGCTATCCCGCGTTTCAGAAGATGGCCGACGCCGAACGCAAAGCGAAGATTGCCGCTGCACGGGAGCGGTTTCTGGCCTTTAACCGTGCGCGTGCCTCGCGTCCTCACAAGCGGTTCCGATCCCGTGAGGTGGTGGGGCTGATCTAATGGGCATCGCTGTGCGTGCCCGTCAACCGGGGCTCCCCTATCCCTACGATGTAACGTTCAAGCTGGGCACCCGCAAGTGGAACGCCATGCTGGTGGCGAACCCATTTGATGTCGAGGCCCTCAAGCTGAACGGATTACAGGGCGTCGTCCCTACCAGCTACAACGGCTCCAGCCTGGACCCCACGATTGAAGGGGTGAGAATCTTTCGTCACTGGGTCGAGGGCCTGGGCGAGCTGCGCCGCCAGGCGGACGACTCCCACCTCTACTACATCGCGGATGGCGTCGACGTCTCGTGCGGGGGCGTGGCGATCCTGGGCCCCAAGTCGGACACGGTCACGCCCAGCGGCGCGGGCTCCCCGGCCTCGGACCCCATCACGTTGATTCACGAATGGCCGGGCGCCGACCCGCTGAACCCTGTGCCTCAACTCTTCGCCATCTGCGGGCAGCAGATCCTGGTGTGCAATGGGGATCCCAGCGATGGGGCGGACTGGAGCGTCAGTAAGGACTTCGGCTCTTCACTCGCAGCTCCTACTGGAGTTGCAGTAGTACCTGTAGGGCTGGCAACCCCTGTGATCTCTTCGGTGGTGTCTACTGGAATCGACAGCGGTAGAACCTGGGGCTATAAGGTCGTTGCCCGTGATGTTGGAGGTACGATCATCTCTTCAGCCAGTGCTGAAGTCATTACCGTTCACGGGGCTAACAACATCCAGACTGGGGTGGACTACAACACCATCACCTGGGGAGCAGTGGCGGGAGCCTTTGACTATCAGGTGTTCTTGACTACAGGGGCCGGTACTATCAATGGTCCTGCTGCTACTTTGGGCCTGCTAAACACGGTGTTAGATCCTACAGTAACCTATGTGCATGATACTGACAACGGCTCGGGCTCGATTCCTCCTACCGCCGCAGGCTCCACGACTTGGGAG